CGGCCGGCGGCGCAGGTCGGGGCACCGCGCCGTCGGCCGCACGATCACTTCGAGTTGCGCGGCCGCTTCGGGCACTCGGTCGCTTCGTGGATGACCCGCACGCGGCGGCTGGTGAACCGCAGCGGGCAGTGCGCACACTTGTACTTCGCCAGGCGTCGGAACATCACTCACCCCACGTGCTGTAGTCGATCGACGCGTCGTATTCGTCGCCGTCGTACTCGGCGGCCAGCTCCTCGCCGGCCACGTTGGCGACGGCGGCCGCGATCATCTCTTCCACCACGGGGCCGTCCTGCTCGACCATGTAGCCGTTCGGCACGGTGACGTGCACGGTGAAGGTCTTCGCCATGGTCAGCCGCCGATCTCGGACGTAATCGGCGTGCCGTCGCTGTCCGTCCAGCGCTCGCGCGCCTCGCCAGTGGTGCCCTCGGCGAACTCGCGACGGCGGCCCGCCTCGGTGCCCTCGGGGGCATATCCGGGCACGTACAGCACGCTGTAGACGTGGCGGATGACTCGATCGGCCTGCTGAATCGCCAGCTTCGGGCCGAGCTGCGGCGCGTGGTTGACCTCGAAGCGGCGCAGCAGGTTGGCCAGCTGCTCGAACTCGCGCAGCGTCAGCGGTCCGGTCTTCACCTCGGGCTGCGCCGGCTTGACCGGCTCGGGCTTCGGGGCGACCTTGGGCCGCATGTGCGCCTCGACGTAGTCCCATCCGGCCTCGGTCAGCTCGTGCTGCGTGCGGCCGTCGGCCAGCGTGGTCAGCAGGCCGCGCCGGATCAGGGCGACCCTCGTTCCGATCTTGGGCAGCGCGACGCCCTCGACGCTCTCGGGGCATTCCTCACGCCGGGCGAAGTACTCGACCGCATTGCGCATGACGTCGGTGAGCTGGTCCATGGTCCCTCGATTCACGTTCTGGGGTGTCCGTTCACGAATGACGGTACACCCCGCACGTGGGGGTGTCAACTAGATGGGCAGTCCCTGTTCCCGACGCAGCGCCAGAACGTTCCGCACCACCTGCGACTCAGGCCGGTACTTCCGGCCGCCCGGGGCCTGCCACCGGCCGTCAGGCAGCTTCTGCCACGCGGCCGGGTTGTGACGCGGCGGCCGCCCGGACCGCACCGGGCGGTGCGTTGCCGGCGTGTCGGCGGCGGCCGTAAGCGCGGTCCGGGGATCGGCCGGGTCCTGCTCGGTCAGCTTCGACAGGTCATACTTCGCGTTCCGGGTGCGCGCGTAGCCGGCAATCGTGACCTCGACGAAGGCGGCTTCGATGGCGCGCACGACCTCATGCGGCGTGCTGGCGACGGACGACCAGCCACGCGTCAGGGGCGTCTCGAACCGCACCTTGCCGCCCGGCAGGTATTCGACGGTGAGCGGGATCATCGTTGGCCGGTGCATCGCTACCGCCTCCCTGGGATCGCGTGCCGAATGCTGTTCAGCTGGTGACGCGGGATGTTGCCCTGTGCGCGGCGCGGCGGCTTCGGCACGCCGCCCTTGGCCAGCCGCAGCACCGCGTACACGTAGGCGTCCATCCGGTCGGGCGACTCGATCTCGTCCGTGGTCCACGTGATCAGCTGGTCTTCGAGGTGTTTGAACGTGCCAACGTGGTGCACGCGGTGCTGCTCGCAGATGGCGCTGACCGGCTCGGCGCGGACGCGCTTGCCCTGCTTGGCCCTGATCTTGTGGATGGGCACCGGGAGGTCGCGGCCGTGGATCGTCTCGGTGGTGCGGATCAGGTCGACCAGGGCCTGACCGCCGTTGTTGACCTCGATCAGGACTTCGTTGCAGTTCCACAGGTCGTAGACGCGCAGAATCTCGGCCGCCCACTTGGCCGGGGACTCGCGCATGGAGTAGTCGCCGAGGATGTAGACGTGGCCGTCATTGCCGAGGCCGGCGACGATCAGGCCGGTTTCGTCGGGGTCCTGCCGGCCCTTGCGGCCCTTGTGTTCGTCGTCGGACTTGCGTGCCTCGACGGCCGGGTCGACCGCGAGAACGATCTTCACCAGGGCGAAGTCGTGCACGGTGCCGTCGTCGCCGACCCACGTGTGCGGCAGCTCCTCGCGCCGGTCGGCGTCGATCTGGGCTTGCTTCCACAGCGCGCCCTCGACCTCTTCGAGCAGGTCGCCGTCAAGCTCTTGGCGGCCCTTGGCGGTGCCGTCGAACTTCGCGTGCAGGGCGCGCAGGGTGGACGCCGGCAGGTTGGCGCGGTTCGAGTCGGTGGTGCCGCGCCGGACCGCACAGTAGGGGTCTTGCAACAGCTCTTTGATCACCGACAGGGGAAGCGGCGTCGTGGTGGCGACGATCTGCGGGTGCCGGCCGAGCCGCATCCCGAACAGCAGCATTTCCCAGGCGTCGACCGCGCGCTTCGCGACCTGCGCCAGCTCATCGACCCATGCCCGATGGTGCTGCGGGCCGCGCAGGCGGGCCGGCTTCTCGGCGCTGAACAGCTTGTACCGGCTGCCCGTACTGGGAATGATCAGCTCGCCGATCGATCGATTCCAGGTGTATTCGACGCCCATTCGCATGAGCACCGACTCAAGGCCCGACTCGCCCTCGACGCAGGTGTCACGGGCATCGGCGAACGTCGGGGCCACGATGGCCATGCGCCAGTTGCTGTTCAGGATGCCGGCGGCGGCCATGTCCTCGGCGGCCGAGCGCGTCTTGCCCGCGCCCCGGCCGGCCAGGTACAGCGTGACGTCCCACTCACCGAGGGGTGTCCGCTGTTCGGGGCGGCAGGCGGCGCAGCTGTGGCAGCGTGTTCCGGGCTGCCGCTCCCAGTTCGGGGCCAGCTCGCGTGATGGCCAGTTCGCCGGGTCCGGGTCCATGCACGAGCTGTCGCGCCAGTCCCGGACGACGCGCAGCCACGGGGCTTCGGCTTCGGCGTCGAGCTTGTCGGCGGCGACGCCGAGAAAGCTCACGCGGCCGCCTCGACAACGCGCAGGTGGCGCGCGAACACCTTCGCGGCGGTCGCCCTCTGCTCGGGTCCGGTGCCGATCTCTTCGAGGGCGGCGGCGAAGGCGGCGCGCACCATGTCGGCCTGCTGCTCCTCGATCCGGGCCAGCCGTTCGTCGATGTTGAGCCGGGCCAGGGTGGCCAGCGCGGTGATGGACCGGTCAAGGGCACGCTCCCACACCAGCACTTTGGCGTGCACCTGCTCGCCGGTCATGCCGGCGTAGCCCAAGGTCTTGAGGTCGGCCAGGTGCTCGCGGCAGAGGTCTTTCCATCGCAGCACCTCACCGGCGAGCTTCTGTAGCTCGTGCAGCGGGTTCTCGACGGCCGGCGCGATGCCGAGCCGCTGCGCCGCCTTGCCGATCTCAGCTTCGAGTCGGGCTTTCTCGGCCGCGATGCGCGGTCCGGGAAGGTTGCCGCCGTGCAGGGGACACCGCTTTTGGAACTCGCGCGGGAATCGCTTGCACAGGCCGTCGGGGTTGTTCTTGCTCGGGTTCTTCAGCTTCGCGCCACAGCGCGGCTTGTCCGAGGTCTGATTGCTTGGCATCGCGTCCCCTCCGTCCCGGGCGTGTCAAGCCCTAACGAAACGGTACACGACGTTTGATCACTCACCGAATACCTGCTACACCCCGTAGTGCGGCATGTCGGCGTACTCGCACGTGTTGACCACCAAGAACATGGCGGGCAGCCGCCGGTCGGCCGGGTCGAGGTCGCGGGGGATCACGCGCTGTGATGTGCGAACCACGTAGCGCGGCGAGTCATCGGGTAGAACACCTGTTCTAACCAGGGCGTCTATGCAGTGCTTCAGTGTTGACGCGATATTATCCGAGTCTGCGACGCGATTGTTTCCCGGATACCAGACCAGCTCGACCATGACCGGATACGCATCACGCGGTATCTTTCCCTTGGCGACAAGGGTTGTCCCGTCCTTGATGACATTGGCCAGCCGCCATTCTTCGATCTTCGACAGCCGCGAATTCAGGGTCAGCGGCGGCCGATGCCACGGCAGCGGAACGACGTACTCGGTCACCCCATCATGGTAGCGGGTGTCAACTGCGCAAGCCGATGGGCAGCACGAACCCGGCCCCCGAGCCGAGGTCGGTCGCCGGTGTCAGGGTCGCCGGCCACGTGGCGAAACCGCCGCCCTTGTACTTCCCATACAACTGCGCGTTGAACGAATTGCCGCCGCCGCCGAAGTCGAAGAACGAGAAGTACGGCGCACCGCTGTAGCCGCGAACACTGACCAGCACCCAATATGCGGTACGCACGGATGGTGTCGGAATGCCCGATAGAGCCCGGTCTACAACGCCCTCCGTCAACCAGATGTTGTCATCGGTGTTCGGCGCTCCGGTGTCGGCCAGCTTGTTGCCGGCCGCCGTGCCGCCGGACACCTCGGCGAACACCGCGAAGCCGTTCAGGCCGCCCGCGCCGACCGCAGCCGCCGGTACCGCGCCCTGATCGGCGTTGCGGGCGCGCAGCGTGAACACGCCGTTGATCGGGTTGTGTGCCTCGACCACGACGCGCGCCGCCCACGCCTCGCCGTTGATCGTCGAGGTGCGGTTGCTGACCGGCACGTTGATGCTGTGGCCGTTCGGGTGCAGCTTGACGGCGGCCGGGTCGGCGTAGGGCGGGATGGACTGCACGGCGGTGCCGGCCAGCGTGAGCAGGTTCTGCACGGCCGTCGACAGGTCCGCCTCGGGGATGCCGCCGACGGGCAGCTGGTAGGCGGTCCCGGCCTCGGTGAGAGCCGTCTGCACGGCGGCCGCGAGGTCGGTCGCGGGGATGCCCGCGCCGGGCTTCTGGTACGCGGTGGCGGCCAGACCGAGATCGGTGTTCACCACGCCGGACAGGTCGGCCGCTGGGATGCCGCCGGCCGGCTTCACGTACGCGGCGTCGGCGGTGGCCTGCGCGGCGTTGGCCGCCGAGAGGGCCGCGCCGGCCTGTGTGGCCGCACCGGCGGCCGCGTTGCTGGCGGCTGTGACGTCGTCGGTCAGCGTGCCGAGGGCGGACGTCAGGCCCGAGATCGACGCCTGTGGGATGCCGGTCCCGGTGCCGATCTTCGGGTTCAGCGGGTCCGTGTTGTCGACGGCGATCGTCCCGTTCGAAGCCGTGACCGACTCGACGCCGGAACCGCCGCCGCCGGGCGGCAGGTACTGCGAGGGCACCTTGCCGGCGACCAGCGGGGCCACCGACACGCCAACGGCCGACAGCGGCACGTACGCCACGGCGGGGGCCGGCGTCGGCGCGGCGGCCGCCACGAGCTGTTCGAAGCTGGCGTTCGCGGTGATCTGCACGAAGAACTTGCGGAACCACACCGAGGAGTCGGCGAGCACCGCGCGCACCGTCACCTCGTACGACCAGCCGGACGGCGAGACGCCGGGGCTGGTCGCGGCCGGCATCGGGTCCGAGGCGGTGTTGATCGTGCCGTCGGACCCGATGTTGAACGACCACACGCCGGGGGCGAGCACCACGTGATCGGTGCCGTCGCTCAAGGCGTACGGCATCCGGAAGGTGACCGTGCCGCCGGTGGCGGGCACGTTCTTGTTGTTGGCCACCTTGCCGGTGACCACGACTGGCGTCACGCCACCCGGCAGTGCCATGTCGTCAGCTCGCGGCCGGCGTGGCGGTGTAGAGCTTGCCGTCGACCGTCACGGTCACGGTGTGCGGCGTGGCGCTGCCGCCGCCCTCGGTCAGCTTGGCGTACAGGGCGTCGGCGACGTCCTGCGCGAGCTTCTGCTGCCGGTTGTCCAGACGGGTCCGGAAGTCCTCCCAGATGCCGTCAGGCGCGTTGAGCACCGGGACGCCGTTGGCCTTGACCACGTCGGACCAGTTCGTTCCGGTGACGCCGATCAGGTCGTCGGTGGGCGTCAACATGCCCATCTCGCCGGTGTCGTTGCCCTGTGCGTCGAGGTGTCGAATGAACCACCTGTCGCCCACTTCCGCGCTCCCCTCGGTCGTGGCCGCTCCCAGCGTGAGATCGGCCTGCGTGAAGGCTACCTGTCGGGACCGGTCGCCCGGGGCCTGCATACCCGCGATGGGGGCGACATCGGTGTACTGCCAGACAGCGAGCCGGGGGTGCGTCCATCCGGACTGGTTCAGGCCCTGTGACCAGTCGACCGCACCCGGGTAGGCGGCCACCATCAGGAACACGTCGTCGTACGCCCACTGGTCCGGGTTCATGATCGTCTGCCAGAACGAGCGGGACGCGTACACAATGATCTTCGAGCGGCCGGTGACCTGCCGGTAACGCTGAATGAACCGCGACACCCACCCGGATGTGTTCGACGCCGTCCAGTTCACGCCGGTGGTGTTCTCGACATCGAGCATCGGCAGCAGCCGCCCGTCGGCGAACGCGCCAGCCGGGCCGGCCACCGACACGAAGTAGTCGGCATCGGCGGCCGGATCGTGGCGCACGTCGGCGAAGTGATAGGCACCGGCCAGCATTCCCGCGCCAACCGCGCCGTGGAACTGGTCCCCGAACTTCGGGTTCACATAGGCGTCGCCGCCGGACGCCTGCGTGGCCTTCGCCCACACGGCCGGCGTGTCGGCCGCGTAGGCATTCCAGTTGGTGACGGTGTTGTGGCTGCTCACGTCGCCGATGAACATCGTGGTCCCCTTCCCTCGGTTGACACGGTACGGGAAGGGGACCGAGGGCGGGTCACCGATCGGTGATGTCGCCGTAATGCGCGCGCCAGCTCAACTCGACCTCACCGGTGCGGCCATGCCGGTTCTTGGCAAGATCGAACTTCACCACCCCGAGGTCCGAGGTGAAGCTGCGCCCGTCGGGTTCTTCGATCGTCTCGGTCGGCCGCGAGATCAGCACGACGCCATCAGCGTCCTGTTCGAGCCGGCCGGACTCGCGCAGGTGGTGCAGCTGCGGCACGTCGCCACCGGCGCGGTTGAGCTGCGCCAGCACCACCACGACGATGTCCAGCTCTTTCGCCAGTTGCTTCAGTGCGGTGGACATGTCGCCGACCTGCTCTTGCCGGTTGGCACCCGGTCCGGCCTTGAGAAGCTGCACGTAGTCGACGACGATCAGTCGCAGATCGTGCTGACGCTTCCACCGTCGGGCCTGCGCCGCGATGAACGGCACCGACATGCCGGCCGTGTCGCTGATGGCCAGCGGCAGATCAACGGACCGCATCCATTCGCCGTGTGCCTTGGCGTCGAGCAGGGACTGCTCGGACGGGGCGAAGCTGGTGAAGTCGCCCAGCTCGGCGCGCAGGGCTCGCGCCATCCACCGGTCGGTGATCTCGCGCTTCGTCATCTCGGCAGAGAACATGATCGTTTGGTATCCGGACTCGGCCGCGTACTGCGCGATGCCGCCGCCGGCCAGCGTCTTTCCGTCGCCCGGCCGGGCCGCGAAGATGTACATGCCGCCGGGCCGCAGGCCGCCGCCGCTGAACAGCGCGTTGACGTCGGTCCATGGCGTCGGGATCAGGTCGAGCATGGGGCCGCCGGCCAGCTCGCCGAGGTATTCATCCACGTAGTCAACGATTCTGACCACGTCGTCGCTGGCGCTGGCCGAGGCGACGTCTTCAATCTGCCGCCACGTGGCCGTCACCTGCGACATGACGTCGTCGAAGGCGTCGAGCTGGCCGAGGTCGGCAAGCTGCTGAAGTCGCTGGCCGAGCTGTCCGACCTTGCGCATCCTGGCGCGGTCGCGCACACGCTCGGCCGTGGTTACGGCCCATTCGGCGACCGGAGCGTGCACGCACTCGCGGCTGATGATCTCGAAGCATCGGTTCAGCTGGACGCCACCGAGCATCGCGCCGAGCGCTTCGTGCACGCCGCCGATCTCGATCACGCTGCCGCCCATGCGGTATCGCTCGGCCACGCGCCAGATCGCGGCCCGGGGCGGGCTGTAGAAGTCCTCGGGCTTGACCAGCCGCAGCACGTCGTCGAGTACCGGCGCGAGGTCGGGGTGCAGCACCAGGCCCATCAGGGTTGCTTCGTCGGCGTCGGCCTGCCGTTCCCGTTCACCAGCGGGCAGGCTCACGCGGACCGTCCCGGGAAGCTGTCGGCGCTCTTGCGCGCCCACGACGCCCACTCGGCGGCCGGCAGCGTGGCGAGCACGTCGGCCTCGAAGGCGTCGCGCCAGCCACGGGGGCTGTCCTCGTACATCCGGCGCACGGTCTCGGCGTCGCGCCGGTCGTCGCCGATCTTGGCGTTCACCACGTCGACCGCGTTCGGGTGCAGGTAGCAGAACATGCGGCCGATCTTGAACCACTGCCGCTCGCTGACGATCCGCTTGTGAACATGAGCGATCTTCACGTATCCGGTGTGGTTCAGGTTCAACCAGCGCACGGCGGCTTCCAGCTCGCCGGCCGTCCACTCACCGTCATCGGCAGCCATGGCCCAGCGCTGGGCCTCGATCTCGCCGAACACCTCGCCGGTGTCGAGCAGGCCGATCAGGCGTCCGAGCTGTTCGAGTGCGATGTTCTGGGGTTGTGGCAGACTTGCGGTCACTGGCCGTTCTCCGTTCCGGTCGGTCTCGCCCCGGGGTGTTGGCGCACCGCCGGGGCCTTTTCGTTCAACCTAGTGCGGTCACTTAGTGGGTGTCAACCCGAACGCGTCCATGATCCCCACCATTCGGCGGTGCCCGTTCGTCGCGCCCTCGGGCAGCGTGACGACACCCTTCGAGGTCACTACCTGCTTACCGGGTCGCACCGCCGACCAGTTGCCCGGCTGCACGTCGGCCATCGCGCGCATGACCCACGCGCCGCGCCGCTCGGCCGCACGCCGGACGGCGGCGAGGATGTGCACCGGGTTGTTGCCGGACGCCACCAGGCCGCGCACTTCCTTGCCCACCTGGCCGATCTGCCGGCCAGACGGCTCGAAGCCGCACGACCGGGCCGCCTCGACGTACAGGCCGACCAGCTCGCGCACCCACTCGGACGGAGTGCGCGGCTGCCGGGGCAACTGCCACGCCTCGGGGGCGTAGCGCGGCGCGTCCACTGGGGCCGAGCGCTTCCGCTTGCCGGTCTCCTCGGGCTCGGGCAGTAGCCACGCGGCCGAGAGGTCGGCGACGGCCGGGACGGTCGAGGACTTCAGCACCAGCTCGCCGGCCGGCGGCTCGATAGGCAGCAGCGGCGGACCGTCCGGGCCGGGCAGTTCCTCGACCAGCTCGGCGTCGATCACGTCCACAGCGGCCGGCGGCGCGGCAGCGGCGTCGGTGATCTCTTCGGGTTGATCTTTTATGGGGGTCAAGGGCAGTTCGTCGGAAGCTGAGTGCGTTACCGAGGTCGATGTAACGCACTCAGCTTCCGGGGTGCCTACTGGCGTAACGCACTCAGCTTCCGGGGTGTTCTCGCTGGTCGCAGCAGTGGCGACCACCTCGGTAACGCACTCAGCTTCCGCCTTGCGAGCGCGCCACTGTCGCACCCTCTCGCGCGTCAGCTCGCGGCGGTGTTCCTCGCGGGCGTCGAGCGGCAACCAGCCGGCCGCGCAGTCGAACTGATCGTTCATCCGCCACCGGATCGTGCCCTTCGGGCCGAGGCCGTCGCGGATGATGCGCTTGCCCTCTTCGAGCCGCTTCAGTGCGGCACGCACCGAACGCTCGGACAGGTGCGCCCGTCCGGCGATCCACGCGTTCGAGGGGTAGGCATTGCGGCCGGTGCGGTGGTTGGCCGTGCTGGCCAGTGCCGCGAGCACGCGCTGCGCCGCCTTGTCCTCCGCGCCCTTGCCGTTCAGCATCGGCGGCAGCTGCGAGAACCAGTCCATAGCCGACTTCCATCGGTACGGGTCAAGCAGATGTGTGTCAATCGCCTGGTCACTGGCGTTGTGCTGCGGGTCTGTCACCACTAGACTCCCCTGTGAGTTTCTTCGACAGCCCCGCCAATGGGTCGCCACCCGGCGGGGCTGCTCTGCGTCTGAAGGTCGATCGTAGCCTGCTGTCGTGATCGACAACAGGGGTGAAAAGAAGTGCGTCACCAGCGAAAGTCACGCGCTGGCAACGGTTCTACGCAGAGTGTGCCCGGTGTACGCTCGACCTGCGGCCGTGGCTGGTCCGCGCTGTCGGTGGTCGAGGCCGCCGGGCCACCCCTCATTCGCCCGGCGGCCGCAGCACCGGCAGCGGCGACGGCATGACGTAGACGCCGGCCTCGGCCAGCTCGCGGCGCACGGCCTCGGCGGTGTAGCGGTCGCGCACCAGTTCCTCGGGCGTCCAATCCACGCGCGTCAGTCCGGCGGGGCTGACGTGTCCCGCCGATCGGCCCAGACGCAGCCGCCCGGCCGACACATAGCCGAGCGGCAGCGGCGGCCCGATCGGAATCCGCTGGTCGCCGACCAGTAGCACCCACTGCCGGACGTTCAGCGACAGGGCCACCAGCACCGGCGCGAGGTCGAGCGGTTCGGTCGACAGCTTCGACACCAGCCAGCCGCGCGGGCCGGACACGCCGTTGCGGTCGGCGTGCACAGAGCCGGGTCCGCCGTTGTGCACAATCGGGTCGAGGGCGAGCAGGTTCGGCAGGGTGTCGGTGTCCTCGCGGTACGTGCCGCCCATGCCCTTGTTGCGCCGGTGGTGCGCGTCGAAGGTGTCGCGGTCGAGCGGTCGGCCGCTGACCTCGCACAGCCCGTTCGACCGCATCCACAGCGCGTCGCGCAGGGCTGGCCAGTCGGCGCGCGTCCGTTTCATTTGTGTTCGCCTTTCAAGATTGGTGACACTTTATCGAAAAACCCGTCTGAGTCCATGATTTTGAACCATTCGTTATTTATGCGCACACCAAAGAACTTGGCCGCCTCTATTAGGTACCCTTCTGCTGCCCGCGCGTTATCGAAATGCTTGCTGACAACGTGCCTGACTTCCACTTGTGACCAAACCGCCGCCGTGCCCCTATGCTCACGCAACCTGCGTTCAGGGTGCGCACTGTACCCAACTTTCAGCACGTTGCCCGTAAACTCGATCGCGTACAAATACCCAGGAATGGGCGCTAGGTCCATCTTACTTCCGTTGCTACCCGGCTTAGCTACGACAACACCATACTCATTTACTGGTGCCAGAGTTACCAATCCGCAGCGCTGCGCATACACGGTTGCACGCCTAACCCAGCTTGCAGGTAGTCCGGTCAACTCTCTCAACTCGGACACTGCAATCCTCACCCAACCACGCCCGGTATGCCTATCCCTGACGATCTGTGCGAAAGCCTCTGCGGCGGCCCGCGTCCTGACGCCTGCCTGCCCGTGGTCAATCATCGTGTTGACTCCCATCGGTGGTGTGGGTATGATCCTTAGTATGCGAGCACGGCGAAGGGAGGTCAACCAGCAGTGAGCACCACGAAGCGGCCGACGGTCCGGATCAAGAGCCCGGACCAGCTGACCGACCGCGACCGCGAGATTCTGCGACTCAAGGACAGCGGCAAGAGCTTCCGCGAGATCGGCGAGCTACTGCACATGACGCGCGGTGCCGCGCAGCTGGCCTACCGGCGTGCCGGCGGCGAGACCGGCCGGCAGTGGCCCGTCGAGAAGCCGGCCGACTCGGTGCACATGGCCGAGGTGCGGGTGAGCGAAGACGTGCACGACGCGGCAACCGCGAGGCTGGCCGCGATCTGCGACGAATTGAACCTGATCGGGTCGAGCCGGCCCACCCTCTCGGCCGTGTGCCGCGAGCTGATCCGGCTGCCGCTCGACCGCAAGGACTTCCCCAAGCTGGCGCAGCCGTTCACCAGCTCGCCGCCCGGCAGCATCGGCGGCGCGGCGCAGGTCGTGCGCTGGCGCGACAACTGGGGCAAGTACAGCGCGGCGCAGAAGCGGATTCACGGCCGGGGCTACTCGGTCAGCCAGGTGATCGACAAGCGGCTGCGGCAGTTCGCGCTGTCCGGCGAGCTGCCCGGCCCACTGCGTTACTACCAGACAGGGGACGACGAATGACGGACGATCAGGCGGCCGCGCCGAAGCGGACCGCGATGCAGGTCGCGCTCGACGCCGAGCGGGCCGCACAAAAGGCGCTCGGCGAGGCCGAGAACCTGGCGGCGCTACTCGCCGACGGTGACACGGCAGCCGACATGGGCGCGGCCCGGTCGCCGCTGGCCGTCGAGGTCGGCGAGCTGCGCGAGGGCGTCGAGAGCGTGCGCGGCAACCTCGCGCATCTGGCCGACCAGGTGTCGAAGATGCCCGACGCCCCGGCGGCCCTGCGCGAGCTGGTCAAGGACTTCAGCGCGGTCCGGGGTCTGATCCCGGGCAACCTGCTGGCCGGTCAGGGCGGCGCGCTGGCGACGCAGCAGCAGGTCGCCGAGGCGGTCGACTCGGTGCTGGCCATCGACAAGCGACTGCGCGACGTCGAGGAGTGGCAGGCCGCCGAGCTGGACGAAGACAACGCGGGCAGCGGCGACGCCATGGCCGAGCGACTGGCCGAGGTCGAGGCACAGCTGCGCGAGCTGCGGGCGCACCCGTCGACCCACGTCACCGGCCGCCCGGCAGCGCCGCACGTGCTCGGACTGATCGCGCAGCTGCAAAAGCGCGTGTTCGAGATCGGCAAGGGTCGCGAGTTTCGGGCCGAGAACCAGCGCGGCGACACGACACAGCGCTACAGCTTCCGGGGTGTCGACGACGCGCAGGACGCCATCGGCTCGGCGCAGCGCGAGATCGGCCTCATCGGGCCGGCCGTGACGGTGGTCGACAAGACCGTCAGCACGGTCGAGGTCAACAAGGGCAGCTACACGCAGGTGTGGACCACCGTGAGCGTGACCTGCCGCTACACCTTCCAGTCGCCGGTCGACGGGTCGGAGTGGTCGACCGAGGGCTGCGGGATGGGCCGCGACCTCGGCGACAAGGCCGAGTCGAAGGCGCTGGCCGGTGCGTTCAAGTACGCCCTGTTCCACGGCCTGAACATCCCCGTCCGGGGCGTGTTCATCGACGCCGAGACGGCCGACCCCCGGATCGAGCGCGACCACGAGCAGGGCGGCCGCACCTACGGCAGCGGGCAGTCACCGATCGAGCAGGCGGCCGGCGAGGCGTTCGAGCAGGCCATGCGCAACCCGACGCCCGAGACGATCGCCCGGTCGACCGAGCTGAACGCGCAAGCGCAGCAGGTGCACGACAACCGGACGCCCGAGCAGCTGACGGTCGACGCGCTCGCCGCGATCCGGCGGGCCGGCACGCTCGGCGACGCCGTCAAGGTGTGGAACTACGCGGCGCAGGCCGGATGCCTCTCGATGTTCGTCGAAAACGCGCAGCTCGGGCAGCACATGCTCGCCGCCATCCGACTGCTGCCGGGCGGTAACGCGGTGCAGCTGCCGGGCATGGAGCACTTCCGGTGAGCGACACCACCACCTACGCGCAGGCGGTCGCCAACACCCTGGCGGCCGTCCTGCGGGACGTCGGACACACCCCGGACGACGACTGTCGGCGCAACCGTCCGCCGGTGATGCAGGCCGACCCGGACGCGCCGTCCGGTCAGGTCGTGGTGTGCGGCTGCGGCGTCGTCACCGACATCCCGCTGGGCCTCGAACAGCAGATGCGGGTGCGCGGCTTCGCGCCGGACGCGCCGCCGCCAGTGGCGGCCGACCCGGTGAAGCCCGGCCTCGCCCTGATCGACCCGAGCGAGATCGCCACGCCCGAACAGCTCGAAGCGCACCTGCTCGACGTGATTCAGCGCCTGGAGACCGGCCAGCTGTTCGAGCGCGAGTGCATCGAGGCCGAGTACGAGGCACGGCTGCGCTGGGAACTGGCCAAGGCCAAGCAGGTGGCCAAGGGCGGCGGCGCGGCCGATGTCCGCATGGCTATGGCGCTGGCCGAGCACGGCGACCTGTACGAGGCATACCTGCGGGCCGAGATGATGCGCAAGGCGACGCAGGCCGCGATGCACAACTGCCGATCGATGCTGTCGGGGTATCAGACCGTGGCGCGATCGGTGCTGACCACCTACCAGGCCGGCGGATCGTCCGGCCCGAACAAGCAGCCGCAGAGGGGTTACTGATCATGGGTGCAATGCAGGTGAGCGGCGTCTGCCGCCTCGGTGCCGATCCCGAGCTGCGGTTCACGCCGTCCGGCGCGGCCGTGTGCTCGGCGCGTGCCATCTTCCAGGACCGGTACCAGGACCGGCAGACGGGCGAGTGGAAGGACGGCGACGCCACGTGGGCAACGCTGATCGGCTGGCGGCAGCTGGCCGAGAACATGGCCGAGTCGTTCAAGAAGGGTGACGACGTCATGGTGACCGGCACGCTGGTTGTGCGCGAGTACGAGACGCGCGAGGGCGGCAAGGGGCACGCCACCGAGGTCAAGGTGCGTGAGATCGGACCGTCCATCCGCTTCCACGCGGCGAAGTCGGCGCGTGTCGACCGGCAGTACGACGGGCCGGCGGCTGGGCCGGTCGAGGACCCATGGGGCGAGCCGCACGACAGCCGCAACCGCAACCAGCCGCCGCAGAACCAGGGGTACGGCCGCAACGCGCCGCAGGGCGAGCAGCGGCGCGAGGCCGGCAGGTGGATCGGGTCCGGCGAGCAGGTGGCGCGGCCGCAGTCGCACGGCTACGACCCGGTGACGGGCTCGCAGTACCCGGACGAGCCGCCGTTCTTCCACCGGACGCCGGGATACCAGCCGTGAGCGGCCTGAACCCGATCACGGATGCCGAGCGCGCCGAGCTGGCCAACGTGTTCACCTACCACGCTCCGACCGAGTCTCAGGTGAGCAAGTACCGGCAGCTGCGCGATCAGGCGCACGAATTCGCCCTGATCATCACGGAAAGCGTCCCCGCCTGCGAGGAACGCAAGCAGGCGCTGTTCGCGCTGCGGGCGGCCGTGATGTGGGCGAACGCGGGGATAGCCTGCCATGGGTAGGCATCACAGTGCGCCCGCGTCCGGCCGTCACTGGCCGGGCGCGGGCCGCCGGGTTGTCGGCTTCGTGTCGGCGGATCGGCGGCACCATGGCGGTGGTCACCACAAGATCGTTGGTGGTGGCGTGGTCGACTTCGTTTTGGGGGTGCTCGCGTGGATAGTTGACACCCACCGTCCAGAGGTGTAGCGTCTACATCATGACGACGACCACCAAGAACGTGGACTACTTCACCGACGTGGCCCGGTTCCGCGCCGACTGGCCCGTCACCACCAACCCCTTCGACATTGACGGCCACGACGTCACGGCCGCCCTGGTCGACCACGTGGACAACCAGGGCGAGCCCTGCGAGCTGTGCGCCGAGTACGACGCCCCGATCGAGGTCACCGTGACCGGCGTCAACCCCGCCACCGGCACCACGCACTCGCTCGACTGCTGCGTGCGCTGCGCCCTGTTCGCCGTCGCCGAGACCTTGTCGACCGAGCGCACCACCGTCGAGGTGGCCCGTGTCTGAGGTCGACGCCGACACCGTCCCGGGCTACCCCGAGGCGGTGTCGGCCCTGACGCGACTGCAAGCCGAACACGGGCTGGCCAGCGGCGCGCAGCTCGACCCGGTGGATATCCACATGGTCGTGTCGCTCGTGATGGCCGTCAGCCGCCCACACCTGATCGCCGAGGCGCTGGCCGACATGGCCGACGATCTCGCCCTGATGAACGGCGGCGTCGACACCGTGGACAGCTTCGTTCTCGACCAGACCAGCCACGATATCCGGGAGTATCTGAATGTCCGATGACCCGATGTCTCTGGAAACGTTGGCCAGCAGACTGCCCGATCCGGCCGAGTTTCGCCGGCAGGCCCTGCGCGCCGTGCGCGAGCAGTACGCGGCCGCCGTCGAGGGCCGCGAGGTGCACACCCCCGAAGACACCTTCGACGTGCAGCGCCAGCTCGCCCGCACGCGCGAGCTGGCCAAGCAGTACGCCAGCACGTTCAGCGCGGTCGACAAGGAACTGGCCACCTTCCAGCGCGACCAGCTCGAAGCCCTGCCGACCGGCGTCGAGCGGCTGGCCGTCCCAGACGCCGACGGCGACCTGGTGGTGCAGCTCGACCAGTCGCACACCTATACCTTCGACGAAGGGCAGCTGCTCGCCGCCGTCGCGGCGTCCCTGCTCGGCGACGCCGTGCTGTCCGAGCTGATCTCGGCCGTCGAGGATGCGCCGAGCCCGGACAAGCAGGCCGACGGCCTCGCCGACCGGGTGGCCGTGCTGCTGATCGCCATGGTCGAGACCGTCGCGGCCATGGGGCAACTGAAGATGCAGGTCACGAAGGTACGCGCGTTCGCCGACCAGCTCGCCCGCAACGGTGACACCGCGCTGGCCGGCGTCGTACGTGCAACGATCCTCAAGAGCACCGAGACGAAGCCCGGTGCGAAGTTCACACGGAAGGAAGCGGCCAAGTGAGCGAGAACACCACGAGCGACATCGGCGCACCGTACGGCCTGCCCGACGTCGAGGTGCCGCCCGGCCATCAGGCCACGCTGCGGCCGGTCGAAGGCAGCGACACCCCGCAGGTGTCGGTCGAGCCGATCCCGGACAGCCCCGAGCCGGACACCAGCGAGCCAACCACGCAGGCCGCCCTCGACGAACACGCACAGCGCCACGCCGAGACGCAGCAGGCGTTCGCCGAGGAGCACGCGGCGCAGGTGCAGGCCGCGATGGACGCCGAGGTGGCGCAGGGCGGCAAGTCGTCCAACATCGGCACCGACGGCCGGCCGCACTTCCCGGTGATGCGCGAGCGCGAGAAGCTGAACGCGGACGAACCGGACCACGAGCCGGCCGAGTGCGGCACCTGCGGCACGGAATGGCCGTGCGAGCAGGCACGCGAGATCGAGCAGCGGGAGGCCGAGCAGCGCGGCGAGCAGTCGCCGGGCGTCGTCCAGCAGCCGGACGCCGAGTCGTGAACGTGTACGAGCTGATGAACCATCTCGCCAACTGCGACCCCGAGGCGACAGCGTGGATCGACGACGGGTCCGGCAGCGTCGAGGTGGCCGAGGTCGACAGCAGCCACGGCGACGACGTGGTCATTCGCGGGACTGGCGACTGATGGCCGCCGAGCAGGTCGAGCGCGTCGCCCGGTCGCTGCTGCGTACCGAGATGCTGCTGCGTCTGCTCGACAGCGACCGCAGGCCGGCCACCGTCGAACAGGTGGTGTCCGGCCTGCGGATCGAGCTGGCCTTGCAGCGCGACAACGTGTGGTTACAGCTCGACGAACTCGGACTGCCGGAGCCCGAGCCGCCGCTGCTGGCCTCGCGGGCGCACCTGCCGGCCGAGCCCGAGGCGCTGTTCTAGTCGGCGCGGCCGTCGCCCTGCGCGGTCACCGAGCCGTCCGGGCCGACCACCTGGCCGGGCGGCAGCGCCGACGGCACGTAGGTGGGCGTCTTGTTCGAACCGAGCACGATCACGGTCAGCCACGCCGGCAGCTTGGGTTCGATCTTGCGCATGAGGGCGTACCAGGCACCGGCCAGCACGGCGGCCACGGCCGGACCGTAGCCGACCACCGAAGCCGGGTCGATCACGTGCGCGACGGACGGCACCAGCGAGATCAGGTAGGTGATCAGCACGCCCCACAGCAGCGGGACCACGGTGCGGATCACGCTGACGACGTAGTCCGAGACGGACTGGCCAGGCTGGTACGGCGGTAACGGTGTCATCGTTGTCCCCTCACTTCGGGATGCATGTCCAGATGGTGATCGACTTGTGCGATCCGGGGATCGGGTTCGACGGGTCGTCGATCCGGACCCCGTCCAGCTCCTGAAACGCGCCCTTGCCGGCGCACAGGATGCTCGGGTTGTTCAGGGCGGCCGCGTTGAACGCGTCCATGATCTGTTGCGCCGACGGCGGCGGTCCGGACGGTCCCGCCGGCCCCGCTGGTCCGGTTGGGCCTGCCGGTCCGGTCGCACCGTCCGCACCGTCCTTTCCGGCCGGCCCAGGCTGCCCGTCAGCGCCGTTCTTGACCGGGTTGGCCGCCAAGTAAGCGGCGACCGCGTTCGCCACCTGCGTGGGCGTCACAGAGGGCGGCGGGTTGGCCGCGAAGTAGCCGGCGACCGCGCCCGCGATGCTGGCGGCCGAGGGCGGCGTGCTCACGACCGGCGGCAGGCTGGCGAGCACCTTCGCGGCCGCCGCCGCAACGATCGTGTCCGTCGACTGCGTGTCGGTGGGCTTCGGCACCGGCACCGGCTGCTGACCGCGCTGCTTGAGCTGTTCGTTCGCCGCCTGCGCCGCCGCGTACGCGTCGTCGGCGCGCTGCTTGATCTCTTGCGCGGTCTGGTCGGCCGCCACCTGCGCGGCGCGCTGGTCGGCGAGCTGCGCGAGGGCTATCGAGCTGATCCCCACGGACGCGGCGACGGCGAACAGCGAGACGACGAACGCCACCTTCCACACGAACGCGGTGTTCGCCTTCCGGCCCAGCGCGCTACCGAGGGTCTGCGCGGCGGCGGTGGCGACGATCACGTTCTCTTCGATCGGGTCGCGGTGCTCGCTCACTTCGTGCCGCCCCCGTTCATCTCGCTACGCAGCCGCTCGACGTGCGCCTGGCAGTGGCCGAGGTCGGCGAGGGCGCGCTGCGCGGTGCGGCGCGCTTCTTCCAGCTCGCGAATCGCCTGCTCATATCTCGCCTGCAATGCTCTCGTCTCGGCCCGTGCCTCGGCTGCCTCTTCGCTTTCGCGCCGGGCGTGCTCGATGATCGCATTCACCGAGACGCCGAGCACGTCAGCCTGCCCGCTTGGGAGAGACGGTACGCGGTGGCGGTGATCGATGGCGGGATCGTCGTCGTTCTCGGCCCTCCGGCGGCGCTTCCGTCTCTTCTCTCCCCGCTGCAAGATCGCACCGCCGAGGGTTCCCAACGCCGTGAGCCCGACCACGACGACGATCACCCACGGCGGCTGTCCGGTCAGGTCTGGCAACTTGTCCACACCGCCCCCACTGTCCGCCGCATCATGCACGCAGTGTCACACAGGTTGACGCGCCGGCAGACAGGGCCGATCAACTTGAATAGCAGGCCGCTTTCTGAACCAATCCGTACGCGTTTCCGGAACCACCGCCGCCGGCCGTGATGTTGCAATTCAGGTAAACGGTGACGATCTTCGCGCCGCGCATGGGTGAAATGTCAATGGTGTCCAGCCACGCCACGTTCGAGCTGCCGCCGAGGGCGTGCGGCGGCCCGGTCACCACGTGGCCGTTGCCGTCGTCGGCCCGGATCGTGTATGTGGCCGACACGCCGGTGTCGGTGATCCCCCACGCCTGCACGTCGATCAGGTGTCCGATCGCCGACGTCTGGCCCCAACACAGGTCACGGCTGCCGCTGTTGACCTGCGGCCACGCCGGCAGCTGGTACGACGCGCCCGGCATGGCGAAGTAGAGCCGGGGGAACGACTGACCGCCGGTGTTCCGGGACTCATCGAGCAGGGGCTGCCCGTCGTAGCTGGTGAGCGTCAGCGTCTGCGTGAGCGGCGTCCCCGGGTTCTTGTCGAACAGGTTGATCGCCGACATGTGCGTGCCGTCGTCCCGGACCAGAGAGAAGCCTTTCTGCGGTCGGCCTCCCATATTCGGGTCGGCCGGCAGGAATTCCCCGATCCACAGGAAGTTCACCTGCGAGCCGTCCGGGTTCTGGTAATTCCCGTACCACTTCATGAGGCCACTCGGAACGACAGCGTTCACGAGCGGATTGTTCCGCATGATCGAGTCGGCGAGCGACTGCGCGTACGCGATGTTGTCCGCCATGCTCGGCGGATACGGCGTGAACTGCGGGTATGTCATCGGCGTCCCCTCACGACGAAGCCAGCAAGAGATCGACCGTCTCGGACGTGTTCCCCTCTGGCGGTGTGATCGTCCAACCATACACGCGCACCAGCGACTCGAAGTAGCCAGACGACTGGTAGTAGTCGGGTGGCCATGTCGGATCGTTTGTCGCTAGTATCATCTGGTCGCCGACCACATACGAGCTGAAGTAGGGGAATAAGTCCCCTCGGATCTTCAGATTGGAGATGAACGCCTGATTGCCGATAGACTGATACATCTGCTTATAGCACTGGTCATTCAATGTTCCGACGTCAGAAACATCCGGGTTCGAGAACCGGCCCTCGGTCTGCATGAATCCGAGGTTCCACTCATTCACGCCGTTCGGCTGATATTGGACCTGCGTCTTCACCTGCAAGTCGGCGTAGCCGTTACCGCGCCCCCATACGATATTTGTCACATTGGTGGCGTCGTTCACCGGCTGAAACGAGATCACGTTGCCCGTGCCGTTGACGTCGTAGAGCAGGCGCGGCACCGGGTACGCCTGGCCGATCTGGCGGCCCAGCTTCGGGTACCCGAGCACGTACTGACACCGGAACGACTGCGCCGACTCGCCGTCAGTCCCCGCGAGCACGCGCGTCGTGGTCGTCCACTCATACGAGTTGGTGGCCAGCTGCGAACGGTCCTGGTGCGCCGAGAGCAGGTTGGTTTCCTGATCATCGACGTAGCTGAACGTCCGCACCACACCGGTGGGCGTCGTCGGCGGGTCTACGTTGATCCATCCGGTGTTCGGGTTCGGCCCGAGTGCGATCTTCGAGAACACGGCCGGGTTGAGCAGGTCGGCCGCCATCTGCATCTGGTCAACGCCAGTCCACGTGATCGCCTTCGTGATGAGCCGCTTCGCCCACAATCCCTCGACCGTCACGGCCGTGATCTTCATGCGGCCGGTGGCCGGCTCGGTCGACGCGGCCGTCACCCAATAGTGCTGAACCCAAGAGGTACCCCACGTGCCCGTGTAGGGGTCCTGCGTGCTCCGCACGGCCACGATCCCGGTCTTCCGGGGGATCACCTTGTCCCACGGGTACAGGGTGCGCACGCCCGGGTCGGCGAGCTGAAGCGAGCCCTTGAGCATCCCGACGGCGCGCATCCCGACGGAGCACTGCACACCGCCGAGCGGCAGCGGCGCATTCCCGATGACCGTCGGGTCGCCGTTGACGTAGCTCACCGGCCAATACGTCCAGCGGACGTTCAGCGGCTGCGTGCCGCCGAGCGTGGTGTCTTGGAACGGCGGATAGGCGGGCGCGGTCACGTCACACCGAGCTGAATCGGCCGGTCGGGGCGAGCTTCGTCACCTTGAGCGCGGTTGCGGGGCTGTTCGCGATCAGCGAGCCCGTACCGACGATCCGCTGCGCCGAGGCGACCCACGTCTTCGTCACCGGGGAACCGGTGGTGTTCTGGTACAGGAACTTGCAGACGTAGCCAAGCGGGTAGGCGTCGCTCGATCGGGGCATGACCTGTTCGAGTTGAATCGCACCACTCAGGTTGGTGTCCCGAATGCGAATGTCGAAGTCCTGCCCGAGGTTGCTGCACGTCCACCCGATGTAGAATTCGATCTCGTACATCGAGTTGCGGTCGAGCGTGACCGTGGTCGCGCAGATTTGCGTCTCGGTCGTGGTGATCGCGGCCGTGCTGGTCGCCCGGTACTGGCCGGCGACCATCTGCCCCGGCTCGACCACCCAGGCCGCGCCATCCCAGTAGTACGGGATGTCGGCGTTGAACGCGCGCTGGCCGGTCTGCGGGCTGGTGATGACCGAGGCGGCGTCAGCGGCCGAGGACACCAGCGGCGGTCCCATCACGATCCACCCGGCCGACGCGGCCGAGTAGACCTCGAACCACTTCCGGTCGATGCGCCACACCACCATGCCGTCATAGGGGCTGGTGATCAGCGCGCGGTCCGCCTGGTTGGCGACCGGCAGCACGATCCCCTGCGCGCCGGTGCGGGCCGTGATGGACGACAGGGTGGGGTTGCTCGACCCGGCCGGCACGTTGGCCTGCACAAGCGGAATGAAGCTGTTCGGCAGGGCCGGCGGCGACGCGGTGCCCGACACGGCGGTGCCTTGCACGACGGCCACGGTCGCCGAGTTGAGCCCCGAGGAGTCGAGGAAGTTGTCTTTCACCTGCACGCCGATGATGTCGATGCGGTTCAGCGTGCCCGAGCTGGCCGTGAGCGTGACCGTGGCGTTCGACGGGTTCGCCCACTTGTAGTCGCCGACCGAGGCTGCCGAGTCGTTCGTGACGAAGCCGGCGCACGGGCCGATCGTCACGTTCCACCCGGACGGGTTCGAGAACGACGGCAGCCTGCCGACGAAGCACCCTTCGCGCGCCGCGAAGGTCAGCGACTGGTGCGGCAGGGCGTCGGCGGTGAACTGGTGCAGCCGGTCGAGCGACGCCGAGTAGGTGCCGCCCTGCGTGTAGGCCGGTGGGCTGGTGGCCGTCACAGCGGTCCCCTTTCGTCGATCACTTGAACGTGCTCCGCCAGTTGAGCAGCAGGTTCGCGGCCGGGTCGTAGGCGGCCAGGCTGTCAGTCCATCGGATCGTGTTGACGCCGGGCGCGAGGGTGAACGGCCGGCCGATCAGCCGGATGTTACCGGGGCTCACCGACCCCGTGTTCGAGTCGATCACTACCGTGGTGCCGGCACCGACTGCCGCGTTCACCTGGAAGGACTGCCCGGTGGTCACGTTGGTGACGGTCGGGAAGTTCACCGGGCCGGTGACGGTGAACACCGGGTAGGCGTTCGAGTCGCCCTGATTGTTGACCTGCATGACACCACCGGGGGTCGCGCCCGCGCCGTAGGTGTAGCTGTAGGTCTTGTCATAGGTGCGGCCGGTGACCAGCGCCGGATTCACCAATCCGACATTCGCGCTTTCGCCGGTGCCGGAAAGGTATTTCCACGGCGTCGCCACAATCAGGGAATAAGCCAAGGAAATGGCGAGGCCGCCGGGCTGGTGCGAGAACACCGAGGTCGTCTGAAACTTGCCGGTCGGCCGGGTCACCATCGCCAGCGTCAGGGCGGCCCCGAAGTCGTACTGCTCCCAGATCACCGGCTGCTTTGCGGCCAGGATCGAGCGCACGGCGGCGACCTTCTGCCACAGCAGCTGTGGGGTCGGCGCGACGATCATCGCGGCCACGTCGATGGTGCGCGGCCCGATCGACTGCGGGCCGACCAGGCCGCCGTCACGGCCGCCGGCCTGGTCGATCGGCGTGATGAAATCGAGGCCGTGCCAGCCCTCGGGGTCCTTGCAAATCGTGTACGTCCCGTCGGCGTGCCGCGTGTTGAACACGAAGTCACTGGCGCTCGGCGTGAACAGCGGCCCCATGCGGTACTGCGCGGTAGCGGCGGGCACCGGGAAGGCGGCCCACGTGTTCAGCGCTGCGGTCACGTCACACCCCCGAGACGGCGAGGAAGTTCGGGTTCACGCCGGCCTGCACGCCGAGCTGCGAGACGCCGAGCAGGCTCGCGCCGTTAGCGAGCGCGGCCGCGCCGTTCTTCAGCACCGCGTCGGCGAACTGGTTCACGTCGGTCCCCTGCTGCATGACGTTCGTTTGCTGAACAGTGTAGTTGACACCGGCGGCCGGGTTGGTTGTCAGGCCGTTGGCGGCGGCGCTGATCCCGTTGGCCACGGCCGCTGTGTTGACCGTGGGGTTCAGGATCGGCGAGAGGCCGTCGAGGCCGGCCTGCGCCAGCTCGCCGGCAGCGTCGCCGACAAGCTGCTGCGAGTCGCGCAGCGCGTTGGCGAGGCCCTGTGCGACGTCCTGCCCGATGGCGTAGGTCTCGCGCGACGGGCTGTGGCTGTCGAACCCCGAGGTGAAGCCGTGCAGGATGTTGGACACCAGGCCCGACACCCAGTTCAGGATCGACTGCGCGATCGACTTCAGACCGTTCAGCAGGCCGTTCAGGGCGTCGACACCAACCTGGTACAAGCGCGATCCAAGATTGCCGATGGCATTGACCACCATTCCGGGCAGTCCGGTCACGAAGGAAACCACCGCGTTGACACCGTTGACGAACGCGTTCCTCGCGTTGTTCCACACGCCGAGTGCCCAGAGGCCGATCTGAATCTGCAAATTGACGATGGCGTTAATGACCTGACCCGGCAGGCTGGTCACGAACGACACCACCGAATTTACGCCATTGACGAAGAAATTGCGGACAGAATCCCATACACTTAACGCCCACTGTCCGGACATGACGATCAGGTTGGTAACCGCATTGATTACGAGACCAGGCAGTGACGTGACGAACGCGACCACAGCGTTCACGCCATTGACAAAGAACGTGGTGATTGTATTCCATACATTCAACGCCCACTCACCGGATAGCGTGATCAGGCTGTTGATCGCATTAATCACATTGCCTGGCAGATCGACGAAAAAGCGCAGCACGACACCGATGCCGAATCCGACGGCAAAGGCGATTTGATTCGTCATGTCGACGAATGCCTGCGGAATACCTGCGATGAACGCGGCGACCTGGCCAGGGAGCGCGACGAAGAAATTCACAATGGACGTGATAACGCCACCGACGAAGCCGACCACGGCGTTAAAGCCGTCGGCGAAGAACTGCCCGACCGCCTGAACCGCATTCGACACTGCCGTTCCGATCGCGGTGCCGATTCCGACGAAGAATGACACAACGTTATTCCAGATGCCGACCACGAAATCGACAGCCGAGCCGAAGGCGTTGGCGATTGTCGTGCCCAGGAATACGAAGAATTGCCCAATGGAATCGAGCACGCTACCAATGAATGCCTTGATCGTGTCGAAATTGGTGATGATCAACACGACGGCGGCGACCACGGCGGCGACGATCGCAGCCACCAGGCCGACCGTGCCGGCCGAGATCAGAGCAGCCACCACCGTGACGATCGGCACCAGCACGTTCAGCGCGCCGGCCAGCGCCACCGCCCCGATCGCGATGTTCGCGAACAGCTGCGGGTGCGCGCCGATGGCGTCCAGCAGCCCCGACAAGATCGGCTGCAAGACCTGAATCGCCTGCACCAGGTTGTCACCGAGCGCCTTCGCGAACGCGGCGATATCCGGCGCGTGGTCGGCGAGCACCTGGCCAAGGCTGGTCAGCAGCTGTAGGAAGACCTGCCCGGCGCTGGCGGCAATCTGCTGCATGGCCGCGCCCAGGGCGGTCAGCGCCTGCGAGCCGGCGGCGCTGTTCAGGAAGTTCCGCAGCGTCGAGGTCAAGTTGTCGAGCAGTCCGAGGATGCCGCCGCCGCCGAGCGAGGTCACCAGCTTGGCCACGATGTCGATCACGTTGCCGATGATCGAGGCGAGCTGGCGGAAGGCGGCAATGCCGGCGTCGATGAACGCCGCGAGCTGGCCCGAGTCGCGGGCGCGCTGCACGAACGCGGCCACGCGCTCGGTCGCGGCCTGCGCGCCACCGGTCAGGTTGGCGAACGCCTGCGACCCGACCACGGTCAGGTTGCGCAGGATGTCGAGCACCGCCGGCAGCGCCTGCCCGAGGTTGAACACCGACGCCTGCGCGCTGTTGAACAGCTGCGGCAGGTCGGCCCGGACGTTGGCCCCCGACAGGAAGTCGAACACGCCCTTCGCCGTCTGGTTCAGGCTGTCGGCGAAGCCGGCCAGCCCGGTGCGCAGGATCGGCAGGTCTGCGGCCGCCAGCGACCGGATGCGGCTGCCGAGGCCGTCGAACAGGGTCTGCTGCACGTCCAGCTGCAAGGCGGTGAACGCGGGCTTCAACCCCGCGATGGCGGTTGCCGTGTCCCGGGCGGCCGGCGCGAGCTTCTGCAAGTCCTCGGCGAACTTCGGTGTGCCGATGTCCTTGAGGGTCTGCCCGAAGTTCTCGGTGCCGATCTTCAGCGCGGCGATGGCACCGACGGCCGAAAAGATCGCGCCCGGCAGCACGCCGAGGGCACCCGACAGGGTGACGACGGACTGCGCGGCCTGCGCCGCGCCGACCACGATCGTCGACCACTTCGCGGCCTGGAATACGGACGAGAAGAATCCCGATGCGAACGAATTAAATCCGCCCTGCAAATCGGAAAGCTTCGACTTGAGGTTGTTAGCGAATTTCTCGAAGTCGGCCTGCGCTGTTTTCGGGTCGACCTTCGGCTTGATTTCCGAGGTCTCGCCGATCGCCTTCGTAGCCGCCTCGACACTGGCCTTGAGGGTGGCGACCGACGTCTTATCCAGCTCGACGCCGACCTTGATATTTCCGGTCTCGGCCTGCGCCGCCGCGATGCCCTCTCGGATTTCCCGCGCCAGCTGCTCGCGGTTGACCGAGAGGGCAATCTGCGACGTGGCCGCCTCGCGCACGGCCGCTTCGACCTTTGCCCTGATCTCTTCGGCGAGGCCGTCGGACTCGGCGGTGATCTCGACGCCCAGTTCGCCGACGATCTTCGCCACGGCCAGCCCTCCCCGCTACTCCTCGGCCAGGTGGGCGAAACTGCCCATCTGCGCGATCTGCTCGGGCGTCGCTCCCCACGTGTCCCGGTCCGGCGCGATGGTGACCGCGTGCTGATCGATCACCTGTCGAGCCCTCTTGAGCACTTCGTGCGGGGCGTCCGCCCACAGCGCGTACACCGCATCTAGCCACTCACCGAGCGGCAGGTGCAAGCCGATACGATTGAGGAGCATTCGGCCGCGAAGGTACGGCCCAAACGTGGGGTCTTCGGTGAACCCGGCGAGCAGGATCACCTCACCGTAGGGCGGTCGGCTGCCTCGCTCACGAGCCACTGCCACAGCTTCATGATCGTCTTTGCCTCGACCACCAGATCGTTGTCACCGTCCATGAGGGCGACCCACCGGCGGCGGCTGCTGCCGGCCTCGAACTCGGCGAACTTGCCGGCATCGCGCATCGGGTGCACGGTGCCGTCGGGCGCGAGAAACTGCGGCTCGGGCTCGGGGTCTTCGTCCAGCCCCCCCACGACGCCGTGCGGATTCGCGTAGGTGCCGAGGTCGACCTGCGGCGGCTCGGGCTGCGCGTCTTCGTCGGGCCACACGGCCAGCTCGCCGGACGGCACGTGCACCTCGGGCGGCAGCGGCTCGGCGTGCCAGCCCAGCGGCGTGCCGTCGCTGTCGTCCAGCATGGTCCGGATGGCGTCCTTCACGCGCCCCAACGCCTCGATGGCGGTCCGGTCGTTCGCCGCCAGCTTGTTGATCTGCGCGATGGCGAACGCGTCGACCGCCGGATACCCGGCGAATTCGTGCCGCTCCGGCCGGTTGCCATCCCAGAAATCGACGGTGAACTGCACGCGCTTGAACGTGCTCGGCCTGTCCGAGAAAGCCCTCATGTCCGTCCCCTTTCAGTTCTACCCGGCAGCGTAGATCATGGCCCGGTCAATGAAGAACGAACCATGCGTACCGGGGTGGTTGACGCGCTTCGCGAACACGAGCTGTCCGCTCTTGGTGACGAAGCGCAGATACTGCTTGTTCCGGGCCGCGATGGTGTGCGGCCGCGTGCCGTAATTCTCGTACGCGGTGTAGTCGATCTTCGTCGATCCCGCGATCACCGTCACCGAGCCTCGAACATACGAGCGACGCTTGCGGATCGTCGACAACAGATAGCCGGTCCGCACCCGCACGTAGGCACGCATCACCGTCTGCACGCGGGTCGCCCGCGCGTCGAGGTCGCGCATGACCGGGCCATTCCGGTCACGCACCCACGACTGCACGGCGGCGTCGTCGATGCGGATGAACGTGACCTTCACGTCACACCAGCGCGGCCGAGACGACTACCTGCCCTTCGACACCCGCGAAGCCGCCCTGCGGGCCGACGGGCAGGATCGCGCCGACGCCGGCCGCCAGGATGCCGCCCGGCACATCGGGCTCGACGGCGCGCGTCGTCCACTCGAACAGGGCCTGCGACACCAAGCCGGCGTCGCGCATGGCCTGCAAGCCCACGGCCGTGATGTCCTCGGCCTTCGGCAGCTTCTGTGCGCCGAGCGCATCCGGCGGCGGCATCGGCGCGGTGCAGCGGATCACCTGCACGGTGAGCGCGACGTGCCGAAGCGCGGTCGCCTTGAGGAACGCTGGCGTATTCGGTGTCTGCTGCGGCACGTCGATGTCGATGCCGGTCAGCGACACCGAGAACTGCTCGCAGTCCCACGCGATCAGCCGCGCGTCGCCGGCTGCGATGATCTGCCGGTCCGGCAGCGGGGCCGTGTCGGTGGCGACGGCGTACACCTGCTGTACGTAGTCGAACAGCGACTGCGCAAGCTGCTTGCTGTTCAGCCCCTGCCCGCTCGGCGCGGTCACTGCTCGCCCAGCTTGGCCAGCGCGGCCGCGAGGTCGCTCGCCGCCTTGCGGGTGGTCTTCTTGGGCGCGGCTTTCTTGGCGGCTGGCTTGGCCGCTGCCGGCTCGGGCTGCTCGGCCACGGGTGACCCACTGGCCGGCGCTGCGTGGGCCGTCTGCGGCTCGCGGAAGCTGGGCTGACGCCAGTTCGCCGGATGCTGCGGGCTGGTGCGCGGTGCCTTCGGGTCAATCGGAAGTGCGGTCACGGTCGTCCCCTACCGTTGTGCCACCGGAAGGTCCGGTGACCAGATCATCGCACGCTGTGCGCGCGGCTTCGGGTTGATCGCCTTCAGCCAGAGGTCGACCGAGATCAGGCCGGTGCGCCCCTGGTCGAGGAAGGTCTGCGGGTCGATCACCGTCATGGTGATGCCCTCGCGGCTGACTGAGGTCGTGCGCGAGGGAAGCTGGCAGCCGCCGAGCCCATACATGATCTTGGCGAACTCGGTCCCCAGCGTCACGCACGCCTCGACACCGCCCATCGGCGGCGGCGTGCCGTACTGGTACGTGATCACCGTTTCGTCGCCGCACACGGGCCAGCCCTGCCCGTCGGTGCGCCGTAGCCACGCGTCGTGCGTCAGCTCGAAGTCGGTGAACGGGTTGCCTCCGACCGTCACCGAGACGATCGACGACACCTCGGACCGGGGCAGCTTCACGGCGATGGGCCGCGCGATGTGCACGCCGGTGTAGGTCAGCGGCGGCCACAGCCAGTTGTTCGACCAGCTGCCGAACGACCAGCAGTCGCACAGTCCCCACGTGCGCGAGTACGGCCACGTGGCCCGGCCCTCGGTCGTGCCGGTCGACCGGAGCGTCACCGTCTCCTCGCAGCCGACGCCGAGCCACCGGCGGCCGGTCAGCATCCACAGAATCTCGGACGCCAGCTGTAGCGGACGCAGCCACTGATCGTCGTCGGTAACGCCGATGTCCGTCTTGACCTTGTCCGGGACGTCGCCAGGGGTAGCCCACGGTCCGCACAGGACCGCGCTGGTCGGTGCTGGTGTGGTCACGTGGGCTACTCCCTGGTTCGGTCCCGGCCGAGGGGACGGTTTCGGCCAGTCTAGGGGCTGGTCAGCTGACGACGACGAAGCCCGGCGTCAGGTCCGGCACCGTGGCCTCGCGCTTGTACTGCCACACGCGCGAGCTGTCGCCCGTCCACGCGCTGTTCGGCCCGGTCCCCCACAGCGGGTTCTCGGACAGGGTGGCGTCGAAGACGGGCAGCAAGGGGTTCTGCTCCTCGGCCGTCATGTCCGAGGACAGGGTGACGCTGGCCCGGGGAAGAACCCAGTGGTAGTACGGCAGGCTGGACGCGACCGCGCCGTTCAGGATCGCCCGAGTCCAGAACTCGATGCTGATCCCGTTCGGCACCGGCGCGACACCCACGGCGGGTGCCTGGTAGCCGATGTCCGGCGGCGTCGCCCCGGTCCCCTCGATCACCGTGCCGCCGAGCATGAACTGCATGATGTTCGGGTCCGGGGTGCACACGGTCAGGTTCTTCAGCGTGCCGCCCTTGACCGTCGAGGGCGGCTGGTACTGCAAGCAGATCGCGCCCGCGCCGTTCTTCTGAACGACTTCGTTCGGGGTGTCCATGGACAGACCCACGTCGACCTTGACCAGTGCATCGGTCACGTAGCAGTTTGTCGCGCCGGTCGGAACCGAACCATCGGCCGCCAGCTTGCACAGTCGCATTCCCACCGCGAAGAGGGAACCCGCACCGTCGTAAGCCATTTCACCTACTCTTTTCGCCGGCGGACATCAGGGAGTGCTGCCCGGAAGTGTCGTGGAAATTGCGAAATGCACGCAGGGGTCGAACGCGGCCGCGCCGGCCCGTTCGGCCACCACGAGTCGACGATTCTCGCGGTAGTCGTGAATCGTCTCGGTGGCGATGTCCGACACGCGGGTCTGAAGCGGCCCGGTGGCGTACATCCACACATCGGTTGGCGACTCGGGCACGCCGGCCGGACTGCTGCCGGTGTACCCGGCGTCGCTGATCACCAGCGCGCCCGTGTGGGTACGCAGGATCGGGCCGGTCTGCACGAGAATCTGCCCGAACTGCGACATCAGCGAGCGCGGCACATGCAACACGACGTCCTGCCCGAGGGCCGCCTGCGTGGCCGCCTCTTCGAGCAGCCCCAGCGCCTCGTACGGGTCATAGTTGCCCGTGATCGTGTTGGCGCTGGCGCTGGCGAGGTACGGGTTCGTGATCCCCGTGTCGCCGGTCGGCGTGTCGTAGGTGTCGGCCTGCGTCAGCTCGCCGGTCCACAGCTCGCGTGCCAGCAGATAGGACGTGGCCGCGACCAGCTGCCGCCGGGCGCGTGCCTCATCGTCGGACGGGTCGTTGTACCGCGTGAAACACGTGGTCTCGACGTGGTAGCCCACCGGTCGGTAGTAGACCAGGCCGCCGTCGGTGCCGCCGTGCGACGCCCCAGCCGTCGGCCCGCAGACCTGAATGCCGTGCGCCGAGAAGCACGTTTCCGGCCGCCACACGAAGCCGTTCACCCACCGGCTGTCGCCGTCGTCCGTGGGTCGCACCGAGGCCAGCAGGCCGCCAGCCGGCGCGGCCGCGAGCGGCGGCGCAACCGTGGTGAAGAGTCCGGTTGTCACGTTGTGTCCCTCCCTTCGGGTGTCGGACCAACCGAGGGCCGGCCGGGCCGCAGGCTACGCGACCCGGCCGGCCGCCGATCAGTCGTTCGCCGTGCCCGGGGCGGTGACGGTGGTCGTGATCGTCTCGGTCGAGACGGTCGCGGCGGCCGCGCCGGTCGGCTGGAGGGACATGGCCACGTGCAGCGACTCGATGCCCCGGAACGCGGTGGCCTCGAAGCCCTCGGCGAACGTCTGGTACTTGTTCTCGCCGACTAGCGTGCTGTCACGGATGATGCCCAGATCGAGTGTCCCGCCGTCCATCAGCAGCCAGTCGCCCTCGGCGAACAGCAGCGTCGAGACGACGTCGGGGAAGCCGGGCACGAAGCCGCCGGCCGTGACCGGGCTGTAGTACTGCGGCGGGATCGTCAGCGGGTTGCCGCCGGTGATGTCGGCCGGGTCGATGCCGTCCATGTGCCAGGTGACGGCCACGTTGCGGGCGGCGAACCAGGCGGCCACCTGCTCGTCCGTGACGACCAGGGTCTGAAGACCGTCGCCGGGCATCTGCCGGGCGAGGTCGACGCGGCACATGTCCCGCAGCCACATGGGCGCGATGAACCGCAGGTTGCGGTTCGCGGACAGCCGGTGCACGTTGCGGTAGTAGGCAACCACGTGGTCGATGGTGGCGAGCAGGTCGCGCACCGCGCCGAGCAGCTGCTTGGTCTGAATCGTGGTCGATCCGACGGTCAGCTGCCGGATCAGCTCGTTCTCGGCTTTCTGCGCGTAGGCGATGCTCTGCGCCTGCACGATCGAGTCGGCCCACTCCGGGTCGAACCGGGCGGACATGTTCGAGATCGTCAGGCACTTGTAGATCGCCTGCACCTCGGCCTCGACGACACCGGGGCACGCGATCTCGACGCAGGACTTCGGCACGATCGGGCTGGCCGTGTCGTTCGCGGCCGTCCAGATGCCGATGCCGCCGGTCTGGGCGACGCCGGACACGGCCGGGCGGTAGGTGATGCCGCCCCGGTCGGCGGTGACCCGGTTCAGGGCGTCGCGCACCGGCCGGTCGACGTCGCCGATCACCGGGATGTCGTAGAGCACCTGCAACGGGGCACAGAAGCCGCCGGCCGCGACCAGCGAATCGGCGGTGGCTGCCTGCTGCGTCAGCTGTTCGAGCTTGATCTTGTTGTCGAGCGCGTCGGCGCTGGACGAGAACACGCGCGACTCGGGGAAGTTGGTGCGCAGCCGCAGCACGTCGGTACGCCCGTTCAGGCCGGCCGAGAGGCTGCCCACGCGCCGGATCGCCTCGGCCATCGCCTCGGCCATGCCCCGGCGGTCGAGCTGACGCCCGTTCTCCGCGTTGGGGCCGGTCAGCGCGAGGGTCTGCACGGTCGCAGTCTCGGCCGTCAGCTGCGGACGCAGGCCGTTGGCCCGGCCGCCGAGTCGCCGGCCGGCCGCCTGCACGCCGTCGCCACCCTCGCCGGCCTGCTCGCCGCCCTCGGGCTTGTCGGCCCCGGCACCGTCGCCGCCTTCCTGGCTGCCGTTCTCGCCGCCCTCGACGTTCTCCTGCGCCGCGCGCTGCGACGGGTTCGCCGGGCGCAGCTCGTTGCCAGCCGGGTCGGTGCCCAGCTCGGCCAGCTCGGCCACCGCGTTGCGACCCTGCTCGGCGAGCTTCTGGTGCTCGGCCTCGGCGAACTTGATCGCCTTGACGGCCTCGACGTGCGCCACGGCCTCGCCGACCTCGGCGGCGGACAGCTCGCCGGCCTTGTCGCTGTACTTCGCGGCCGACTTCAGCACCTCGGCGCGCAGCGCAGCCAGCTCGGCCGGCGTCTTGCTCGTGAGTGCGGCCTTCGCCTCGGCCAGCTGATCGCCGCCGGCAGCGAAGGCGGCAAGAATCTGCTCGACGTTCACCGTCGTAGTTCCTTCCGCTCAAACGTCCGTTACGCGGGGCAGCTGGCTATGCCTGCGTCCGGCACTTCGGCTAGGCCGACCGGATCGATACCCGTTGCTGGCGGAAGGATAACCACGCGGTGTGTCAATTCCCGGCGCGAATCAATTAGCTGATCGGGCCGCCGGGGATGGGGACCGGATTGGTGTTCGGGCCGGTGGGGTCCGGGTGGCTGATCGGCCCGGGACCGGCCGGCGGGTTGTGGTCGCTGGTGGATGCCGGCGGCTGCGTGACCTCGGTCGTGGTGGTCGGGTCCGGGGTCGGCGTGGCGTCGGTAGTCGTGGTCGGGTCCGGCGTGCTGGTGGTCACGGGCGGCTGCTCCGTCGTGGTCGTCGGGTCGGTGCCCGGGTCGGTCGTGGTGGTGTCGGCGGCGACGTAGGGCTGCACGAAGCCGGCCGGAGTCTGCGTCGGCGCGGGCGCGCTGGCCGGGCCGTGCGTCACCATGATGCCGGTGAAGATGCCGAGCACGGCCGCGACGGCGACGCCAAGCGCGGTACCGGCCGCTAACTTGATCTTGTTCACTGCGTTTCCCCTCATGGTCGGCGGTGTGAGCCGCCTCGCTTGGCGCACACATCGCTGTGCACGGTGTAGAGCTTGACGCCGGCCGCCTGCATGGCCGCGCGCTTCGACTTCTCGGCCACCACGTTGCCCGCGTACCCGTTGGACGTGTGGGTGACCGCCACGGTTCCGGCGGCGTCCGGCAGCGGGTCGACGTACTCGACCTTCGGCGCTCCCCGGCTCACCTTCGTGGTGGTGACGTCGACCAGCTCGGCAAAGCAGTGCTGACACTTCCTGCCGACGGTCGGGATCAGCGGTCCGGATTCCACGGTCACTCCCTGGGCCAGTCTTCGATCTTGAGTAGCGCTTTCATCGTGGCGGCGGCGAGCGCCGTCTGCGGATCGCCGGCCATGGACAGGCCGACCACGCCGAGGCGGAGGGCAGGCACCAGCACATTCGCCGACGCCTGCCACAGATCATGCTCGCCCTCGGTCACCTGATAGTTGACCTCGAACCGTCCGATCATGCTCACTGCCCCCTCGGTGCGATCTCGATGCGGCCGATCTCGGGGACCAGCGTGACACGGCAGCCCCACGGCAGCACGTCCCGCAGCTTGTCGAACCACGCCTGGCCTTCGTCATAGTGACCGAGCGGCAGGCAGACGACGACGCGTTCGAGGTGGCGGCCGGTGGCGACGTGCGCGACGTTGAACGCGAAGCCGAGCGGTCTCACCCCGAGGTCGGCAAGGGCGTGGCGAACGCGCTCGGTGGCGGCGGCCGGGGTCTTGGGCATGTTCTTGGCGATGGTGGTCGTGTAGGTCTGCATGTCGACTACGGTACGCCCGGCACCGTGGGGTGTCAACATAACCCGGTACGGTTGCGCCGTTCGTGGTGTCGGGGGATGTCCGAACAGGGCGAAGGCCCGTCACCCTCGGGGTAGGTGACGGGCCTTCGTTGTCGGATCGTAACAGCTACTGCTGCGCCGTCCCGCTGTCGTCGTGCTCGAACGTGAGCGTCACGGCGTCGCCGACCTCGAACTGCTCAGCCACCGCACCGACCACCGTCATGACCAGGTGCAGGGCCGGGGTCGCCTCGGCCCATTCCTTGTTCCGGCCGTCCTGGTAGTCGGGCGCGAACGTGAGCGTCGCGCCCGAGCCGTACGGCTGCTTGTTGCTGACCTTGACCTTCGCCGTCACTGCCATGTCGATTCCGCCTTTCCTAGTCGGCGTGGCTCTGGGACTTCTTGCGCTCCCAATCCGCCACCGCCGCGCACGCCTCGGCCTTCGAGCCCGGGTTCACGTGCTGCAAGCCGGGGTAGTTCAGGTCCCCGGTCGAGCACATTTTCTTCGCCACGTTGACCGCCGTGGCGATGGCGCGCGACTGGTCCATACCCTTTTCGACCAGGTGCTTCGAGATGCGCTTGATGTACTGCGGCAGGCCGCCGGCTTTCTGCACCCAGTTCTGCGCGTACTCGCCGATCAGGTCGCCCTCGACATGCAGCGACATCTCGACCATGAGCGCCAACACCGGATCGGTGTCGTAGTCGAACTGCTCGGCCTGGTCGGCGATGTCGGACAGCTCGGCCAGCACGGCGCGGCCGCGCTCGCGCAGCGCGTCGCGTGCGTCGAGCTGCCGGATCATCTCGGCTGCCAGCTCGGCGGCGTCCGGCGTGCGGGCAGCGAGCGTCACCGGTGCCTCGGCCAGGCGGCCGGCGGCGACCAGCGCCAGCGGCTCGCCCGAGGCGACGCGGGCGCGCGGCACCGGGAAGCCGGGCGTGTTCACGCCGAGCACGGCGACCAGTTCGAGCGTGCCGCCGATGTTGCGCCAGTCCCCGGACGGGGGCGCGGCCCGGAATGCGTGCAGCTCGTTCGCCGACAGGCCGTCGCGCACGGTGCCGGACACCCAGATGCCGAACTGGTCTTCGCCGGCCACCACGTCCGCGCCCACCGTGCCGGTGTTGTCGTAGTGGGCGACGGTGCTCGCCGCCGACAGCCGGCCGGCCGCGTGCCCGGTGCCGAACGTGAGGTGTCCGACCGCCACGGGGCCGGCGTCGGTGGTCACCTCGCCGGTGTGGAAGTAGGCGTACTGGCTGGCCGAGTGGGGCGCGGTGACGCACTGGCCGCTGAACCCGATGTGGCAGGTGCCCCACGTGGCGATGTGCCCGAACACCCGGCCGTCGTCGGTGAACGTCAGCGGCGTCGGCTTCGTCAGCTTGGGGTTGGCGAAGTGGGCGGCCGGCAGGACGCGCGCCGAGCTGGCCACCATGGACGGCTTGCCGCCGTTCAGCGGATAGTCGACGGTCTGCTGCGGCGTCGCCACTCGGACCTTGCTGAACTTGACCGGTCCCGGGTGGTTCAGCTTGGGCATGACCTTGGCGGCGTCCGGCGACTGCTTGGCCGTCACGTGCGGCACGAACGGGGTGTGCTGCTCGGGCAGCGTGCGGCCGCTACTCATGGTGGCGGCGACGTGCTGCCGCACCTTGTCGGCGAAGTCGCCGACGCCGGTCGAGTCGCCGAGCAGGTGCACAGCGGCTGGCACCTGCTTGCCGGTCTTGCCGCCCGTCGGGTTGAACAGCGACGGGCCGAGAACGTGCGCCTTGATCGCGCCGCCGGGCTTCGGGCGCGGCTTGGGCACCTGCGGCACGGGCGGCGTGGTGCCGGCGTCGGCCAGTCCCTCACCGTCCGCCGGCCAGTAGTCGTGATCGGTGTCGCCCTCGGGCGTCAGGTCGTCGTCTCCGTCGTTGTCCGGGTCGGGGTTCTCGGGCGTCGGCATGTCGCTGGCGTTGTGCTGCGCGATGGCCTGCTGCACGCCTGAGTGCACGTCGGCGAGGTCCTGTGGCGACCACTGGTCGAGGTCGTCGCCGAGGTACATCACGGTGCAGTGCATCTCATCGGCCGGGTCTCCGCCGGGCACGGTGAACGCCTCGGGGTTGTCGGGGATCAGCGCGACCATGCCCGACGTCGGGTACTGGTCACCGGCGGCGCGCAATCCTTCGTCCCATGGCGCGGTCTTGCCCATGCGCCGGTAGATGCCGCCGAGCACGCTCCGCATCTTGGCCTTGTCGGCCTCGGGCGCGTTGCTGCTGTCGATGCGGCCAGCGGCGGCGGACACGGCCACCGGGTTGATCTTGAGCGTGCCGCCCTCGGGCTCGGCGATCGGGAACGAGTAGGTGCCCTGGTTCTTCGGGTCGCCGCTGTCGTCCTGGTACAGGAAGGCGCGGCCGTACTTGTCCATGTCGTCGCCGGCCCACGACTTGATCGCGGCCGTGGCCTTGCCGACGTCCCACGACGTCGCGTCGCTGATCGGCATCGAGCCGAAGCCGCTGTGCACGCTGGCCACCAGCGCGCCGGCCATGCACGGCGAGCAGGCGTCGCCGAGGTCGGACGACCGCCACATGGGGGACGCGGCGGCAGCGAGCGCCTGCGCGTTCGGTTCGATCGTCTGGCCGTCCAGCACCACGTAGGCGTCCGGGAACGCGGGCAGCCCGACAAGCGTGGTCGCGCCGATCACGCCCTGCGTCATGTTCAGCTGCTCGCGGCCGTCGTCGGCCATGGACACCTCGGCGTCGACCGCCGACAGGTCGACCGAGTTGCCCGACAGCGCGCCGTCCTTGACCATGCGGTAGGCCGGCACGTCGGTATACATCCATCCCTTGCCGGACCACACGAACGTGCCGTCGGGGAACGGCTCGCCGGTGGACTTGCTGACCACGTCCGGGCCGGGCGTGCGCGTCAGCTCGGTCAGCGCGCCGACCACGTCCGCGTTGTCGTGCCCCTGGCCGCCGTCGGGCGTCCGGGTCTGCGCGTAGAGGGTGAGCGGCACGGCGCGGTGCGTCAGCGCGCCGGGCTCGATGAACCGACCGTCGGCAGTCGCCATTCCCTCGATCGCGAGGACAGGGAAACTGATCGGCGCTGCATTTTCGGGAACTGCCGGCGCGCTTTCCACGGCCGGCGTCTGCTCGATCACGGGGGCAGTCACGACGCCACCTTTCCGCCATTGATAAAGCGAGCCTGCAATTTCTGAATACGGTCGTACTGGTCGCGCATTGCCTGCGCGTTGGTGTTCTTACGGCCGGCCTGGTCGTCCATTTGCGCGAGCGCGATAATGTTCGACATGTCGACCGACGGTTTCGTGAGCCGGTTCGCCACCTGCTTGCCGTACTTCGGCACGGCGTAGGCCGGCACGTAGTCGCACATGCAACCGTCGTGGTCGCCCGGGTGCATGTGGCTACCCAGCCAGCCGTACCCGGGCGGCGGGTCCAACTGCGGATCGGACCAGTCGGCGAACCGGATGCCCTCGATGTTCAGGTGCGGCAGGAAGTTGTGCGGCGCGAGCGTGACGCCGTACACCCACAGGTAGCCGAGGCCGACCGCGCCGTTCTCGGCGAGCACATCCTGCACGGTCGAGCCGGACGCCAAGCCGGCCGCCGGGGCGACGCTGCGCCCCTTCGAGTCGACGTGCGCCGCGCCCTCGCCCGTGCCGCCGATGTCGGCCAGCACCGCGCGCACCATGCCGGGCGGCACGCGGGTGTCGGCCAGCTCGCTTTCGGTCGGCGGCTCGTACTCGCCGTGCAGCACCTTGTCGGCGAGCGCTTCGAGGTCCGCGTTCAGCCGCTGCCAGCCGAACTCGACGCGCGAGGCCATCTCGGCGCGCACCCGGTCGTGCAGGCGGTGCGCGGCGTCGCTGCCGGCCGGCAGCCGCAGCAGCCGGACCAGCTTCGAGGCGATCTTGTCGACGGCGGCGAGGGTCCACTTGGTGAACTTGCCGCCGAGGGCGGCGAACGCGCCCGCGATCAGGAAGTCAGCCGTCGCACCGGCGGTGATGGCCCGGTCACGGCCGATGAACGCGCCCCACTGCTCGGGGTCGCGCGCCCTCAGCTCGGCCATGGTGGCGGCGTCGCCCGAGAACTTCGAGCGCAGCTTGTTCGCGCCGCGCCGCACGGCCTCGGTCAGCATGGTGTCGGCGGCGGTCACGATCCGCTCGCGCAGGGCCTGCTCGATGCGCACGATCTCGTGCATGTCGTCGAACACCAGGTCGTAATCCGGGTCGTCGTAGACGGCGGCCGCGACCATGGACAGCTTGGCCGACAGCCGTTCGAGCACGTCGTGTCCGGACGCGGCGAGGCCGGCCGGCGTGTCCGGTGCCGATCCGGTGCCTGCCGGTGCCGGCGGCGTGGCGGCCGGCTCGGTCACTTCGACGTCCGCGCCCGCCCCGGGCGTGCCGCCCTTGTCGCCGATGGCCACCGTCTCGCGTGTGGGTAGCACGACCGGCTCGTTCGGCGTCAGCACGCGCTGAATCAGCTGCGCGGCCGTCAGCGGGTCGAACGACGTCTTGAACAGCAGCATCCGCAGCAACTCTTCGTCCGACGGCTTGTCGCCGTCGTTGAACCCGAGCGCCTGCAAGAGGCTATCCGGCCCGATCGCGCCGAGGTTGTAGGCGTCGATGGCGTCCTGCCGGCGGTTGGTGTTCTCGGTGATGTTGCCGGCGTCGTACCAGATGCGGATGCGCTTGACGTCGCGGGCGTCCCACCCGTCTTGCAGCAGGTTGTACCGCAGGTAGGCGACGGTCAGCGAGTCCACCATGCGGCGAGCGCCCGGTTCGAGGTGGTAGCGGAACGTCGATGCGTCGATCTGCCACGCCGACCAGTGGTTCGAGTCGCCGAGACCTGCGATCACCTCGGGAGGCAGGTCGAGGCCGCGCCCCATGCGCCGCAGGAACTCTTCGAGCTTCGCGGCCAGCTCGGGCGACGTCTCCCGCGCGAGCTGTAGGTGCTTCACGGCTGCGATGTCCTCGGCGTCGCCGGTGAGCACGAGCGGCACGACCGCGCCGGGGTCGCCTTCGTTGGTGATCGGCGCGAGCATCGCGGCCGTGAACTCGCCCATGAACTCATCGGACCCGACCGCGACGCCGTCGGTCTCGTCCTGCGTGTTCCGCGACAGCATCATGGTCGACGGCAGCATGAAGATGCCGTTCGCGGCGATGCGGGACCGGGCGGCGGCGCGAATCTCGCGGCCGGTCAGCACGATGTCCTCGAAGGTGTCGAGGGTGGCCTGACAGGGTGAGTCGGCGAGGATGCCCCGGCGCGGATGCGGCACCCACAACCGGTACAGCTCCTCGTTCTCCCACTCGACGTACCGGCGCTGGCCTGGGTTGTCGTCGTCTTCGATCTGGCAGCTGCGGCCATCCTGGCCGGGCCATACTTCGTCGACCGAGCGAATGCGCCACACTTCGTCGCCGGTGTCGGCGTCGATCATGCCGTGCAGCCAGCACTCGCCCGCGATGTCGAAGTTCTCGGACCACGCGCCCATGAACGTGAAGCCGTCATCGAGCGGCAGCCGGTCGAGCATGGCCTGCGCGGCGTCGCACAGGTCCGCCGGCAGATCGATCTGTGCCGCTTTCTTGGGGTCCTTGTCGTGGACCAGCGACAGCGGGATCGGTTCGTCGTCGTCGTCGATGATCAGCGCCGGGTACATGCGCACGCGCGACAGCGCCGAGGCGCGGAAGCCGGTGGCGAACCGCAGCTCGGGGATCGAGTCCCGATAGCGCCAGGCGAGTGACTGCCACTGCTGCCGGGCCAGAGCGACCGCGCGCAGGTTGTTGCCGCCGCCGTCGCCGGTGGGCGTGATGCGCATACCGGCGGCGCGCAGGGTGCGCACATGCTTCGACTGGCCGGGCTCGGCGACTTCGTGCGACCGGAAGCCGGTCAGGCGCGTGAAGAGTCCCACGGTTCAGTCCCCCATGGGCAGTAGGGCGGTCACCGAGGATGCGGCCAGCGTGACGGCGACCGGCTGCCACACGCGGCGCGGCAGCACGCAGGCGGCCAGCACGACGGCGGCCGACGCCCAGAACCCGAGGCACCACGGGCACGACAGCAGCTCGGCGACGCGGCCGTTCGGCTTCCGGTCGATCAGCTTGTCACGCAGCGCGCCGAACGGCACCGTGTCGAGCAGGCCGAGCCGGGTCAACCGGTGCGCGGCCAGCGCCAGCACCGCAACCGCGAGCGGGTCGCGCGTCCAGTCGGTACGCATCACGCCGGGACCTCACCCCACGGCAGGGAGCGCGCCGTCCAGGACGGCACCCAGTTCTTCAGCCCCCGCAGGTGGCAGCCACAGCCGAGCTGCGGCGTCACGGCCACCGGGCCGGCGTCGGTCACCAGCACGAAGCCGACGCGCGGCTGCGGCAGGTGCGGCTGATCGGCCAGGGTCGCCGGCCAGTCCATCGGGGACGAGAACAGGGCCTCGGTCAGCGTGTCCGCTTCCGCGCCGCGCACGTAGGCGGCTTCGGGCCGGTGGTCGAAGATCAGTAGCCCGGTGTCGGTGACGAACACGCGGACGTTGCTGCGGGTCGTGCTGTCCGGCAGCACCACGTGCGCCGGGAACCACTGCGCGTAGATCGCGCGAGGTGTGGGTGCGCTCGGCTGTGCCGAGTCGACGTCATCGAGCTGGGCCGTCATGACGTCCCCCTTTCGGTCGGACGTCAGGATAGCCAGCAGCCCCGGCGCGCAGAGCGTTCCGGGGCTGCGTTCGATTGGCAGGTCAGCTCTTGCCGTCGCCCTTGCTGGCGAACCCTTCGGCGTTGACGGCCGTGACGGCGATGGCGCAGATAAGGACGCCGATCACCTTCGACCAGCCGTCGAGATCGGTCTGTGTGATCAGCGACCAGCCAAATAGGCCGATCACCAAGCTAGCGACGACGGCGGATATTGCTCGCCCTGCGTTTCCCATTGTGGCTGGTTCCAATCAGTAGCGCGGTCAGAATGGCCGCTGCGGTTCCGAGTGCGATGCTGCACCCGCGATTCTGTCGGCGGTGGCTCATGTCATCAGGACGTGCGCCGGCCGGGCAGGTTGGTGTCTCCCATGGCGGCGAGCACGTCGAGCGCGAGCTGCTGGCGGTCGGCGTCGCCGGCCTGCTCGCCGAGGTAGAACTCATTGCGCCACCAGGCGAGGTTCTGGCCGCGCGTCAGCTCGGCCTCGACGGCGACGCGCCGGGCGGCTGCCGTCTTGGCGGCGGCGCGGGCGCGGTGGCCGCGTGCGATCAGCCATGGCCAGCTGAACGGGGCGAGGAACACGGAGAACGTCACGGTCCACACCTTCGCCGGGAAGGTGGTCGCGGCCGGCCACGCGTACCAGCTGACCGCGCCCATGGCCAAGATCATCAGGAAGCCGCTCATGCCGTCAACCCGCTCTCGAACGCCTCGGCGAGTCCGTCGATCATGCGCCGCTGCGCGATGTCCTCGGCCGACCAGCGGCCGCCGTCGCTGTCGAGGTAGGGCTTCGGGTCGCGAGCCTGGCGCGGGCGCAGGATCACGCGGTGCGTCTTGCGGCCGCTCCGCACGGTGGTGTACTCGGGTCGGCCGGGCCGCACCTCGACGCCGTTCGGGTTGATCGTGACCCACACCAGGACCGGAGCGCCGCCGGTGGTGTAGCCGTCGGTCCGGACCCGCTTGGCCACGATCGTCATGGTGCCGATGCGGCCGGCCGGGGTCATGCGGCCGGCGTCGGCGATGCGCACGACCTGCCACCAGACGCCCTCGGTCTTGAACTGCATCCCGCCGGTGAGGTCGGCGTGAGCGATCTTCCTGCTGTGCATGTCTCCTCGATTCGGGCTGTGCCGCCCCGGACGGTCCGGGGCGGCAGCGGGGTTGTCAGCGCCAGCCGCGAGCGGCGCACCACGCCTCATGAGCGTCGAAGTAGGGCTGCGCCTCGGCGAGGGTCACGTTCCACTCGCACGGCTCGCTGCCGTGGCCACCGGCGCAGAAGTAGCCGACGTGCTCGCCGGACACGAACGCGGGCCGCATGTCGACGGTGGTCGCCCAGGCGTAGCGCTGGCCATCCTCACGGACGTATCCGTGGTTGTCGCCGAACATGTGGCTGTGGCCGATCACCTTGCCGTCGTGGAACAGGCCGAAGCACCGCAGGCAGGTCGAGCTGTAGCTGCACCGGCCGGTCTCGGGGTCGCCGTCGTACTCGGCGGGGCCGCCGCAGGTGATGCACTTGCCCTCGGGGGTGCGCAGCATCCGGCGGACGAAGGCGGCGTTCGTGTAGTCCAGCATCTCGGTTCTCCTCGGGGCTGTGGTTGGCCTGACAAGAACCAAGTTACACCGCCGGTCGATGGGTGTCAACACCCACGTTCGGTCAGCTTGTTCGGCCAGTGCATCACGCCCCCTGACGGCCGAGTAGCACGTGCTGCCGCAGCAGCAGGTCGCCGCACGCGGCCAAGTCCTCGCGGTCGATCCACACCGCGTCACCGTCCGCGTTGCGCAGCACCACGCCGGCCGTCGGACGGCCGGACAGCGCGGCGACGTCGCCGAGGGCGTCGACCGGCTCGACGCTGTAGCCGTGGTCCTCGGCGCGACGCCACAGCACCGGGTACGGCTGACTGCTCTTGGGGTTGGGCATGACGTCACTTCCGTCTCTTCGAGCTGGTGAGGTGCCAGCGTCCGCACTCGCAGAGGTAGGCGCGGCTCGGTCGCTGGCTGGTCCATCCGGTCTTGCGGATGTCACGCAAGGCATCGTTCGCTGCGCCCTGCGTGGTCCATGACGCCTTGCGCGGCGTCGGGCAACGCTTCCGGTCAGCCATTCATTCACCGTCCGGGTGCACGTGGTCGCAGTCGGGGCCACACATCCGGTCGCCGTAGTAGCCGTGGGCGAGGTCGCCGGCCGCCTCGGCGTCTTCCATGCGGTCGAGCACCTGGTTCAGCATGTCGATTGCGTTCATGGGACTATTCAACCCCATTTGGCGGTGCGTGTCAACACCTATGGCCAAGCGAAAGGCCCGGGGTTCCGACGGTTGTCGGTGCTCGCCGCCGCGCCCTTAGCGGTGGTCCCCGGGCCTTTCGTGCGGGCAGGCCGGCCGACGATCGAAGTCGCCGGCCGCGCCCGTGGGGCAGGTCCGCCGCGCAGTGCGGATACCTGCGGGCTCACCAGGTCTAGGACGGTAGCCCGGTCGTGCCGGACCGTTCCGGACCTGTGCGCGTGCCCTGCGGGTGGCCGGGACTCGAACCCGGATCTTGGAACTGTTTGTCAGCGCGCGCCCGCTCTGCCATTGAGCTACCACCCTGTGAAGCTTGGTGGTCGGGACGCCCACGGTCCCTACTAGCGCCCTGACCGGGTGCGAGCCGGGTAGGGGCGGTGTTCGGGGTGAGCGTCCCGACCGCGAGGGTTTCCAGCAGCCCCGCCGGGTTGCCTTCCGCCGTCGCCAATCGGCCTCGCGGCCGACGTCTGGCTATCCGGACCGCAGCCTAGCGAGCTTCGGCGTTGCGGTCGACTGCGGTCCGGAAGTCGGGATCGGGCACGTTCCGGGACTTTCACCCGCGACGGTCGTGTTAGCGATTGGCCGTGGCCGTGTCGCCCTACTCGGTGCCCGATGCTTCGAACCTACACCTCGGCCTGCGGCGCGTCAACGCGAGGCGCGAGGTTCGCGCGCAGCCGATCGATGCGTTCCCGCTCGGCGTCGAGCAGTTCGGCCAGCTCGGCGAGGTCGATCACCGTCGGCCACACGCCGGCCAGCTGCCCGGCCTCGACGTCCACCAGCCCGAACGCTGTGCCGCCCCATGGCTGGAAGTGAGCGTGTAGGCCGTGCGTGACCCATGCGCCGACTTCCAGCACGGTCCACCGGTTCTCACCGTCCCGGTGCCACGCCACCGACATGGTGCCGGCAGGTCGCAGCACGACGTGCGTTGGCCGCCCCGTGTGGCCGCTGACGGCCGGCGGCTCGGGCGCGAGGCCGGCCTGCGTGATGGCCTCGACTTGCAGCGGGGTCAGCACAGCTCACCGGCCGCAGGGGTTGACGCGGCGATCATGTCGGCCACGTACGGGAAGTCGTCGGCCCGCACCTTGCGGTAGTCGACGTCCTTGGCGAGCCACCGGTTCGTCCACTCGTGCGGCAGGTCTTCGAACTCGACCAGCAGATCGGAGCGGTCCGAGGTGTTGCCGGACTTGAGCCGCAGCCACGCGTGCAGCTCGACATTCGTCAGCCGCCAGTCGCCACGCTCGACGACGTGGCCGCCCTGGTAGCGGGTCTGCCGCTTGAACTTGATCATCAGGTCATGCGGTGCCCACGTGCGGTCGCTGCCACCGAACGGGTGCGCGAAGTCGGGCCGCCCGATCAGGCTGTACCGCACGATGCGCTCGATGTTGTCCTCGGCACGCGGCAGCTCGACCTCGGCCGCGATCTCGACGCCGGTCACAGCTCGGCCCCGACCGGGTAGCGGCGCGCGGCGCTGGCCATCTGCCTGTGCGCGTAGCGGCGCACCTGCGGGCGGCTGCTGCGGGTGGCGTCGATCCACCGGTGCCACAGACCGCTGAGCGGGTGACCGGGCATGACCTGTGTGTCCCTGCTGGTCGTGGTACCCCGGTAGAGCACGCGCCCGTGGCGCTGCGTGAACAGGGCGCGCTGCCCGGCGAGGTTGCGCTTCGACTGGCCGCGCCGACGCTTCTTGGGCTCGATCTCGCGGCCGCGCACGTCGCCCCTGGCGGCTCTCATCGCCTGGTTGACCATGGTGTTCCTTTCGGCTGGTCGTGCTGTCACTTCGATGGTACACACCCCGTGTGTGGGTGTCAACGCTTGATCTTCCACCAGACTTTCACGGTGGACGTGAACAGGCTGCCCTCGATCTTCACGTCGGCCGCCGGCACGCGGCGGCTGGACGCGATGGCCCCGAAGACGTCGGACTGATCGCAGCCGGCCGTCGGCTTGACGGTGGTCAGCGCCCAGTAGCCGCGCTTCTTGGTGGTCAGCGTGGTCGACGCCATGGCGGTCACGTCGCCGTCGCTGCACGCGGCCAGCACGGCGCGCGTACAGCTCGCGCCGACCATGCGGCTGCCCTTGTCGGTGCTCAAGATCGTCCCCTAACTCGTTAGTTGCGTATAACAACTTGATCTCAGGCTACCAGCGCCCGAACCGCGAGCCGGTGATAGCACTCGCGGCCCCGGATGCCGGCGGGGCAGGTACATCCTGCCGGCGCGGTGCGGTACTGCTGCTCACCATTCCCGCTCACGACCAGCCATACGCGGCCGGGGCGCAGCACCTCGATGCCACCGTCAGCCAGCAGTTCGAGTGCCTTCGCCGCCTGCTCGGGCTTCGCCGCCAGCGCGGCCGCTTCGGCCTTCGCCTTTCGGTCGCAGACCGGGCCACGGCCGAGGGCGACCGACTTCGCGTCGCGCAGCTGCCGGCCGCACCGGGTGCACTTGCGGGTGGCGGGCTTGTTCATCTCGACTCCTCGGGGCTGTTCTCTTGCTGACAAGTAGAACTCTACCCCATCCCCCGGTGGGTGTCAACACACTCACCGGGGGATCACCCGATCAGACCAGCTCGACCACGGTGTACGCCGCCCATTTGAAGTCGGGGTGCTTGCGGTCGGCCAGCTCGCGCGAGGCGTGGAACGTGGCCATGTACTGACCGTTGCCGCCAATGTTGCGGCCGAAGTCGACAATGCGAGCGTGGGTGTACTCGCGGGCGCTGGTGCGGGTCTGCGTGGTGCCGTCGGGGAGCTTAACCGAGTAGGTGTTCTTGCTGGCCATGTCGTCCGCCTTCGGGGCTGTTGTTCCTGCTGACAGGAAGAACTCTACCGCCTTCCCCGGTGGGTGTCAACACCTCGGGCCGGGGAATCTTCACCCGGCCCGAGGGGCGCTGCAAGTCAGTCGCAGATGTCGCAGTGGTCGTCGCAGTGCACGTCGTGCTCGCACCAGTCGGTGTCGTCCTTGCCGATGAACTCCCACTCGAACTCGAAGATCGCCAGGGGCATCACATCCTCGTTGCCGTCCAGAAAGCGGACGCGCACCGAGCCGTCGGGCTCATCGGTCAGCCGCTCGACCAGTTCGCCGATCTCGTTCTGGTAGTCGGGGCGGATGTACTTGGTGTCCATGTCGTCTCCTTGATGGCTGTTCTCTCCCTGACAAGAACGACTTTACCCTGTGCGTAGGTGGGTGTCAACACACATAGGCCGGACCACTCGAACGGAGCAGTCCGACCCATGTGGTTACCGCAACTAACGACTTCGGTCCCTACCCACGATGCCCGCACGCGAACGTCGACCCGCAGGTGCCGCACTTCCGCAGCGGCTTCCGGACACCTCGCGTCTCGGCATACCGCGCGTCGGCCTCACGAAGCGCTGCGCGGTCCGTCGCCTCGCCCCGGGACGCAGCACCCCGACCGGACGCTGCGGCACGCACAGCGGCCGCCACAGCGCGCGAACGGCGCGTGCTCGGATGCACGCCCATCACTGGCCCGTCGCGCTGGTGTAGATGTCGTCGCCGTGCGTCTTGCACGTGCCGTCGCGGCGCAGCTTGCGGCCGCAGGTGCCGGCGACTCGACCGCCGCCGATGTGCAGACAGATGCCCTTCTGCTGCGCGGTCTGTCGTCCTGCCCTCTTGTCCATGATCACCTTTTCACTCTGCCAATGGCCCCGTTCTCGAACGGGCTGACCTTGAGACTGCCGACGATCCGCCATCCGTCCGAGCGGATCGCCTTCGCCACGCCGCGCCGGGTGACCCCCGACCACGTGCCGGCGTGCTTCCCGTCGTCGGTGGTGATCGTGGCCGAGCCCCTGCCGAGGTCGACCACGATCCCGCCGCGCTGCCTGCGCCTCACGCTGCCGGGCGCACGGTATACGCCATGTAGAGCTCAGAGCTGAACTTGCGCACGTGGCGCTGCATGTCGACGGCCTTGGTCGGCCGGTAGCCGTAGGGCAGGCGGTCGACGTAGATCAGGACGTCAGCCCCGGTGATCACGTTCGTGGTGCCGTCGGCGTGGTGGCTGTAGGTGGGAACAAAGGCGGCCACCGTGCCGGTGACGCCGTCCCAGGTCTCGATCTTGTCGCCGGGCGCGATGGTGTCGAACAGGTCATACCGACCGGCGACGATCTTGTGCACGATCTCGATGGGGTTGCCCTCGGCGTCGGTGGTGGTCCGGATCACGGGGTTCGACATGGTGTCCGCCTTTCGGGCTGGTCTCTCGCTGACAAGATGAACACTACCGGACCGCACGGTGGGTGTCAACACGTGCGGTCCGGTAACTTTGCGTGATCAGTAGTCGCTCGACTTCAGTGCCCGGCGCGTGCCATTCGCCTGCACCGCGCGGCAGCAGCCCGTGCATAGCTTCCGCTTGCCCGTCCAACCGCCGCCACGGATCGTCACCACCCACACGGCGACCTTGTTCGCGCAGCGCTGGCAGCGCGGAAGCGGTCTCATGCCCTGGTCGTCCATCTGCCTCGACACGTGATCACCCCTTGAGGGCGTCGCGCGCCCACTGCGGCCAGTACGCCATCGGCACGGGCCGGTCGGACATCGGGCACTTGCCGCCGCCGAGCCGGTCGTGCTTCGCCCGGAACATCTTGCACGGCTTGTTCGGGTTGCTCGGCACGGTCAGCACCAGGTCGTAATCGTTGTGGCACTCCGTGCATTCGCCGCCGGACCTGCGGATTCGCTTACCCACCGGCTCACTCCCACGTGCTCATCGGCGGGATCAGCCGGTTGGCCAGCTGCTTGCCGCTGCCGGTGCAGCGCAGGTTCTTGCCCGTCTTCGGGTCGGCCAACATGCCGTCGTGCGTCCGGATCGTCGCCGTGACGCCGGTCGTTCCCCGGCCGCGTGTCTTGATCGTGATGCGCACGCCCGTCTTATTGCAGTACGGGCACTTGATCCGGGCCTTCGCTGACTTCGCCACCGTCACCACCAGCCGTTTTTCTTCTTGCCCGGCTCGCGGGCGGTCTTGATCGCCTTCCGGCGCTCGGCCTCGTCGATCTGCCGCTGCTTGCGCGCGGCGCGTGCCCTCTCGGCGGCGGCCCGGCGCTTGGCCACTTCCTGTTCACGCTTGGCGCGTGCGGCCGACTCCTTAGCAGCTCGCCGGGCCGCCGCCGCTTCGTTCGCCCGGCGCTCGCGGTCGGCCTGCGCCAGCTCGGCGGCCATGATCGAGGTGTAGCCACCACCGGCGCGGGCGCACGTCCCGCAGTGGGTCGCTCCTCGCGGGATGCGCTTGCCGCATCCGCACCTGTTGCCCATCCTGACCAGCTCTCTCAGTCGCTGTACTTGATCCGTTTAAAGTCGCTGTTCTTGTCGCCGAACGCGGCCCGGCAGGCCGTCATGCAGGTGGCGCACACGTAGTGCGGCTTCCGCTGCGTCGGCTTCTTGCGCTGGTAGACCGCCGTCCGCGTGTTGCACACCATGCAGACGATCGGGCGCGGCTCGGCGGCCATCAGGTGCGCCGCTTGAGGTCTTCCGGCCCGAGACCGTGCTTCCCGTACCAGGCTTGCAGGCACCCGGCGCACAGCTGGTCACGGGTGAGCTTGCCGCGCCGCCGCCGCTTCTCGACGTAGATCGCGACGCGGGTCTTGCAGACGTCGCACAGGTCGCCGTCCGCTTTCTTGGCACACATCGGGTGAATCCTTCCCCAGGTGTCGCCGATCACCGGGGCGAGACCGGCCGATTGGTCTGCTCGCCCCGGATTGATCGGATGTCTACTTGCTGCGCAGCTCGGCCAGGTGGATGGCCACATGGCCGTCGATGTCCTCGCCCTGTTCGCTGCCGAACCAGAACGACTCGTGCTCGGGGTTGTTGCACACCTCGGCGTCGAGCACGGCGAGCCGGGCCTGCATCTGCCGGATGCGCCGCGCCTTCGTCCACTCGTCCACCGGCGACGCGTTGCGGTACGTCGGCGACAGCCACCGGCGCAGGTCGACCCGCCGGGCCGCCCGATAGCAGCGTTCCGCGTTGTCGTCGGCGCGGTTCATCTCGTCCGCCTCGGCCAGCATCTCGGCCGTGACGTGCGGCCAGCTGATCGACAGGAAGCCTGCCGGCGACAGCGTCACCTTGGCCTCGGGGAACGCGCCGACGGCGTAGGTGTGGATGTGCTTCCCGTTTTCCCATCCGGTCACGTTCAGCATGACGATCGTCTGCTGCCGGCAGTCGCCGACCATGACGTGCCGAGTGTTCACGCTGGTGATCTGGTCGGCGTAGCTGGACATCACGGCCTTGACCATGCGGGTCGTGCTGGCCTGGTTGTTGCTCATGCGGTCCGCTCCTCGGGGCTGGTGTCGTTCTCTCTGACACCACTGACCTTACGCCCTTCGACGGTGCGTGTCAACACCCTTGGTGTGGCGAGGTGCCAGTGCTCGCCGATCTGCTCGATGCTGTCCGGCCGGTGGCACAGGTACGCCTCGAACACGTTGGACGGGTCCAATTGCTTGAGCAGCGCCGCCACATGCTCGGCGACCTCGCGCGTGCGGTATCCCGGCTTCGCTCTGCCGTTGGACTGACGGCAGCGCCAGGCGTGCGCCGTGCGCCGTTTCAAGATCGCGTACCGGGTGATGATGTCCCACCGGGCAGCGTGCGGCGAGCTGGCCTCGGCCTCGGCTCGCCGCACGTCCCGCTGACGGACGCCGGTACGGCCCACATGCCGGCGTCCCCCGCTCATCTGCGCCGCCGCACCGGCACCTCGACCGAGACCGGCCCGAGGTCGAAGAAACGGATGGTGGCAGCTCGGGTGATGCGCAACGGGGTGCGCCACATGCCCGGGTACCAGGTCAGCCGCCAGGCGTAGCCGATGCGATCGGCGCTGTGCTTCACAGCACCACCGTCCCGACCACGATCACGGCCACGTCGAGCAGAGCGGCCGCGATCGTCCATGCGAGCAGCTTGTTTCCGTCGTAGGCACGGCGCTGAAACTCGGCCACCATGCAGGCCAGCCACAGCAGCACGAGATCGAGGTTCACCAGCGCGGCGACGCCGATCAGCGCCCAAAACGCGAGCTGCGGCGCGGTCACGGCTTGGCCGCCGAGCTGGTGTCGAGCGTGGCCTGCGCGACCTTCGCGAGGATGATCTTGCGGTTCATGTGCTCGGCGAGGGCGTGCGCGGCGTCTTCGGCGTCGCGGTCCGGGCTGTGGTCGATAGTGGCGATCGGTCGGCTGCTGTTGCCGTCGATCACAAACCAGCCGCTTTCGTCGGCGCGCTGCTGGGCGAAGTACCGATCGCAGTCGAGCCACGCCCAGAGCGACCGCTGGTGGCTGAACGCCTCGCGCATCGCACCCATGAGGTTGTCGGGCTCGGTGCGGGTGGCGGCGGCCATGGCGACGCCGAGCGGACCGAACTGCTCGCCGAGCTTGTCGACGGCGGCGATCAGGTTCGGGTCGAACTCGCGGTCGACGTAGCCGCAGGTGTGGCCGCCGAAGATCGCGGCCAAGGGGTGTTCGGGCTGGTCCATCCTGCCTCTTTCCGTTGTGGGGCAACGCTTGTGGTGTAGACGCTACTCCCCGGCAGTGTGGGTGTCAACCTCGACCCACTCGCGGTCGACATACCGGAACTTGACCCCCATCACCTCACACTCGGGCGGCTCCTCGGCGAGCATGACCTGCATCAGCTCACGCATGAACCGGTCGTGATCGATCTGGCGCAGCTCGGCCTCGGCCAGCTGCCGGGCCAGCTCGGCACCGTGCCGCCCGGCCGGCGTGCCGAACGCCTGTTCGAGCAGGTGCTGCGCCATGAAGCGGCGCTGCACGGCCGGCACGTGCCAGGCGCGCAGCACGGCGTCGGCCGATGCGGCCAGCTCGCGCGTGATGTGCCAGGCGGCGGCGACCTCGGCGTTTTGCATCCGGTGCCGGTCGACGTCGGGGTTCTGCCGCAGGTAGTCGCCGGCCACCTGGTCGATCAGGTCGAGGGGTTCGTTCGGGATCACACCTGCTCCCCGTTCTTCCGCTTCTTGTCGAGGGCTTGCCGGCAGCGGCGGTGGACGTGCGTTGTGATGCGGCGCGGCCCCCACACTCGGATGTCCGCGCCGACGTTGATCGGGTTGCCGCAGTACGGGCAGCGGCCAGCGGTCTTGGCTTTCACGGGCTTGTATGCCTCTCTGGGAATGCACGCTATGGGTGCACCCGGGGTCGATGCTGGCGACCCCGGGTGCATGATCATCTGTCGCCGGCCAGCACGACCAGGGTCACCAGCGTCAGGCACTGCGTGCTCGCCGCGCCGACCAGCCACCAGCGCTCGACACGGCTGCGGGCGTCGCTGTGGGCGATCAGCCATGCGGCCGAGGTCGCGCCGAGCACGCCGAGGGCGAGCACGAACACCTGCCACGGCGTCACCGGCGCACCTCGATGGGTGCGCGGGCGATCGGGCCGCCTGGCCGCCACTCGATCATGAGTCCGCCGCAGCCGGGAAGGTCGCAGCGGCTGCCGGGCATCCGGCCCGGTGTCCAGCACGGCACGCTGCACGCGCCGCAGATGGTCGATGGCAGGGCGGCCGCGTGGCACTCATCGCAGCGGGCCGCGTTGCGTCCGTGCTCGCACGCTGGGCCGCTGGACGGCAGCACCGTCGGCCGCCGGGGGCGCACGCGCCGGTAGTCGGCCGGCCTCGGGTGCTGCTCGGCCTGCGCCGTCATGCACATCGGGTGTCCGCAGTCCTCGACCGCGCCGACGTGCAGCGTGTAGCCGCCCGGTTCGGGGTGCGATCCGGCGCGCTTCGTCTCGACCTCGGCCAGCCACGCGTCGAACTGCTGCTGCGGGACGGTGGCGAGGATGGCGTGCGCGTTGGCCATCTGCGCCAGGTAGCCGAGGTGCGCCGGGTTCGGGGTCGCGCCCTCGGCTTCACAGGCCGACTCGTACTTGTCCACTCCGTCGGTGAGCAGGCGCGTGGCGGCCGCGTAGTGCTGGGCCGGGGTCATCATCGGTCGTGGGTCAGACACGCGGCACCTCGCCGGTGTCCGGGTCGACGTCGGCTTGCAGCGTCAGCACCGCCAGCGCCACCGTGTCGGCGAGTGCTTTCATGGCCTCCCCGACCAGGCTGGTCAGCTCGGGGAAGGCGTCGAAGAACCGCTGCGCCATGAGCACGTTGACCGTGACCGGCACGTCGCCGACGGTACGCAGTTCGAACACCACAGCGTCGCCGGCCGGCAGGCCCATGGCTTCCAGGGAGCGCGTCAGCGACTGCTCGGTGCGCCGGGCCTTGGCCGTGAGGTGCTGCCCGATGGCGAACTGCATGGCGGCTTCGGCGTCGGACAGCAGTCGATAGGATGTCTTGATCTCGCGCGGGCCGATCGTCGGCGGTTGGTGGCCGCGTTGGAAGCCGCGCCGGAACGCATCGACCAGGTTGCCCGGTTCGGGCCGGACCGGCAGGCGTGCGCCCGCGAGCTGCGCCCGGATGTCCCGCGTGACGTGCTCGGCGACCTCGGCCGGCGTGATGTAGTCCGGCTGGCCGGTGACGCGCTGCATGATCTCGTGCGCCTCAGCCGGGCCGGCTACGTCCGGCGGTACGGCCGGGCCAAGGTTGGCCGGGATGTCCCTCCCGAATCCGGTGTTTTCCCGCAGGACGTCTTCGGCGTCAACGTCGGGCATGGTCGCGGCGAGCATGGCGAAGTAGGCGCGCTGATTGCTGGCCTGCACCTTGTGCCACCGGCGGGACTTGCCGCAGCTCGACACGTTCGTGCAGCCGCACGGAGCGATCGGCGCGGGCGTGGCCGGCGACTCGGTTGTAACGAAGTCGGGCACCTCGGCCGGATCGCCTGTGCCGGGCGGTCGGTCGCGTTCCTCGACGTCGCAGGCGTCGCAGTTCGTGCAGTGGTTGTTCTGCCCGACGCCTCGGGATGCGCGCTGACCGATGTGGTCGGCCCCGAGATGATGGCCGCACACCTGGCACAGCTGCGCCTCGATCAGCGATTCGGGCGAGCGGTCGTCGCTCATGAGCCGGTCACCCCCGCGATGGCCTGCCGAAGCGCGGACAGCTGGCGCTCGGCGGTCAGGGCGCGGCGCTTCCACTCGTCCCGGTCGGCGGTCAGCCGCTCGACCCTGGCCGTCAGCTTCTCGGTCTCGCGGTCGCTGCCACCATCGATCGAGCGGATGGCGTCCCGCAGGATCGCGGTCACGTCGCCGTTGGCCGTCTTCAGCTGGCGATGCTTGTTGCGGTGCGGCCGGATGCTGTCAGGGCTGCGGTGGCAGTACGTGCAGTCGGCGCAGCCGTACACCACCAGGCCGTCACCGAGGGTGAGCCGGCGCACGGACGGCCAGACGACCGGCTGCCCCTTGGCGTCGTTCAGCTTCGAGGGCGTCGGGTCGTTCGCCAGCACGACGAACACGCCGAGCCCGTCGACCTCGACGAACTGCTTGCCCTCGTTGTCGGTGTGCCACGTCATCCCCGTGGGCTTTGTTGGCCAAGCCATGTGGATCATGTCCCCTTTCAGGCGTTCATCAGTTGACGGGCGCGGCGACCGGCCTCGCGGTGGCGAGCCGCCTCGATGCCGAACTGGCCGCCCTGGTGCGACTGACACGGCGCGCAGGCCGGCCGGATGTTGTCCCGCCGGTACGTGCCACCGGCATGGCCGGGACGCACGCGCTCGACCGACAGCGTCTCGGCCGTCACCGTGCCGGCGCAGACGCCGGGGATGGCCAGCCAGCACGGCGCGGCGGTGCCGTCACCGTAGGTGTCGAGCAGCCACTGCCGGCGGCGGCGGCGGTCTTCGGTGTTGCCGCGCCGGTTGCCGTTGGTGCAGCCGCGCCGGGCGCGGTAGCCCTTCGTCCACCAGTCCCGGCCGGCGTCGGTGGCGAACACCCTGCGGACGCCCTTCGAGCGGCCGGTGCGCGGCGCGGCGGCACTGATCCGGATCAGCTTGGCATCGAGCAGCTGGCCAAGCGTGCGGGACTGCGCGGGCGTCAGGGCGTCCGTGGTGATCGTGCCGTCGAGGGTGAACAGATCGTTCACGTCCTGCCGCCACTGCCAGGTGTCACCGTTCGGCACGGTGACGATCTTCGAGTCGAGCACCAGCGCCATGACGGCGTGCCGGTGCTTCGTGCATGAGAGCGCTCTCATGGGTTCGCCTTCCGCACGCGGTAGGCCGAGATGGTGACCGAGCTGAACGGCGAGTTGCCGCGCACGAACTGCTCGGCGTGATGGCCGCACATCAGCTCGCGCTCGGGCCAGCCGGGGAAGTTCTTCCAGCGGCCGACAACCCGATGCGTCAGCGGCCGGTCGCAGCGGCGCAGGCGGCCGAGCGGAGCGACCCACTCGCCGCACCGGGTGCGCTGCGGCTTCACCGGCTCGCCGGCTTCGTGCGCAGGACGGCCACCGTCGTCACGACGGCCAGCACGGCGGCGAGCGCCCAGACTGGCACAGGGACGTAGGTGACCGTCTGCGTCAACCGGTTCAGCACCGCGCCCGGCATGTCGCGGACGAAGCCGATCAGCGCCAGGAAGATGTTCAGGAGCTGCATTGTCGTGTCCCTCTCTGCTGTGGTGGCACTGACGCTACACCCCGCGCCGAGTGGTGTCAACTACGGTGCCCGCAGACCCTGCACTCTTTCATGGGGAAGAACCGATTGCCGCGCCCGTAGACATCGCGCCGACCAACCGGCTTCCACGGGCCGACGCAGTGCGGTTCGCACCGCTTCCGCTTCTTGATCTTGATGGCCACGTCACACCGCCGGCCGGATCGTGCCATCCGGCACCGGAAGACCCGCCTTGACATGGAACGCGCGAGCGACCTCTTGGCACTGATCCCGGTCGGACGGGTAGAACTGGCGCTCGAACACCTCGCCGAGCGCGTAGAAGGTGAGACCGACCAGCGCGTTCAGCTCGCGCACGGTGAGCCGCGCGAGCGGGCCGGCGTCGCCGGTCTCCTCGATGTAGCGGTGCAGGCCGGCTTCGAGGATGCGCACGGTCTTGTCGGTGTCGGTGTGCTCGGTCACGAGTCGCTGCTGCGGCTTCGCCATGATTCCCTCATTCGCTGGTCGCGGCCGGCGGCGCAGGTCGGGGCACCGCGCCGTCGGCCGCACGATCACTTCGAGTTGCGCGGCCGCTTCGGGCACTCGGTCGCTTCGTGGATGACCCGCACGCGGCGGCTGGTGAACCGCAGCGGGC